AAGATCGGGGTAAGTCGCCCCACGCAGTAAGATAATGTGAACTGGGGCCAAGAACAAGCAGCTCTTGACCCCACTCACGCACTCTATAACTTAGTCTTCGTTGATAGCCTTATCAAGGGCGATATTAAAGTCGACGAACTTAGCAATCTCCTTGTCTTTGTCAAGAAGGTCCATAGCTACGCCGAGCTCCCACTCAAGAAACCCGTCGATCGCTGTATCCGGGTCATTGTTCTGGCTCGCCGCGTCGCGCCCGATGAACTCCATCATAGTGTAGTTGTCTGTACTGTGTCCAGCGTTCTCTTGAAGGCTCTCAATAAACTCCTCTTCGGAGTCACCCCACATGATGTCTTTCGGGATACAAGTGTTCTTGACAACCGAGCACATCTGATGAGAGTCATTGTAGCCATTTTTATAAAGCTGTTCATAGTCAACCTCTGGCAGCCTAACAAGGCTAATACAGCCATTTTTCCACACATCAACCCTGAACTCAAGCCTACTGGACTTCAACTTCTTACTAAAAACAACCATATGTTACTCCCTTTGTTACTAACAATCTATAAGTTTATAAGATCGGAATACGTTACTTTGATCCCAGCCGGAACCTCCATGTCCCGGCCAGAACCAACCTTAATTACTCTTCATCTTCGTCTTCTTCACCTTCTTGATCTTCTTCATAAGCTTTGCTGTTCTTGTACTCCTCGTACTCTTCTTCAACCTCGCTCTTCAAAGACTCGAACTCATCTCTACTCATAGCTTTAACAAGCCGCTCGGTCGCTGCATCGTTATAGCCTTCGCTTGAGTTATAGATCTCGTCGATCTCGTCGTCGCTCAAGATCCTGTTCTCCGCAGTGGCCTTGACAAAACAATGAGCCCCTGGCGCACTGTCAGTAGTCCAAAGTTTATTCAATACTTCTTGAACTTCACTATCATCAACCTGTGAATTATTGTGACTCATGCTACTCTATACTCCTTGTTTTAGGGTTAATGACTTGCAATATATCAAGTCATATAATGTATTTATTATCGGATAGGGTGACCCCACCTACAGTAAAAACAAGCCACCGAAGTACCTCTAGCATACTCACCGTCTAGTCCCCACAGCCGCACCCGTAAACTATACCTATCGGGTTACCCATATATCGCACTTAATAGCTAGTATATCTAGTCTAATGGAGAACCTAGAGGATACTAGGATACAGGACTTGTCTGGTCTAGAAGCGGACGTAAGCTGCTGATTATTATAGGTAGGGCAGTTGGATAGGTGGGGATGGGTCGCTCCCCACTATGAGTTCACTTAGTTCCACTATGTTATGGCTGCGCCCTGTCACCTGTCGACGTCCGTGGCTCCCCGCGCGAGACCCACCCGAGATCTGGCCGAGACCCGGACGCGAGCCGACTGCGCCCGGCGTAGCGGTGTCACCCGGCGGGTTCACCGACTTTAAGCGCTGGGCCGGAGCTTCCCTGCTCCGACCCTTTGCTTACCGACCTGCTAGATTAGAGGCCGAACTTGGCGCGAAGCTCGGCTGGGATGGCGTTAACATCGATCGGCTCGGGCTTAGGAGCGATCTCGGCGAGCCGCCGGTCGATGTATACTTGGATCTCGGCCACCTTTGCGGGGTCGGTCTGGATGGACTGCAACTTCCGGAGAGCAGAGACTTGAGGGTCGGTCGAGCCTCGGCGAGAACCCGGGTTCTTGGCTTCGTACTTGGTGCCACCGTTAAGTCTAGTGTCCTTGCGCAGCCAGTTGTTGAGCAGGCCGGAGCAGTAGTTTCGCAGCTCCTTGCCGGTTGGGACTTCGCCCGCGTAGCTGATCTTGCGGTTCTCGAAGCCCGACATCAAGACCTCGATCACCGAGTGCTTCTGGTCTCGAGTGAGCTCGACCGGACCTTCGCCCGACAACTCAAACATCCCGGTAATTGCCTGATAGACTGCTTCCTTTTGGTTCAACATGCGACTTGCTCCTTGGTTTTGGGTTAAAGTTAATTTAATTATTAACTTTTTGCTTACATATATTTATAGGATCGGAAACTTAAGTGCGTATCGGTCAGACAGTCGGGCTAGTGCGTAGCGGTGTCAGCTTCTGCCGGAGAGCGTCCTTACTCTCCGGCATAGCCTTCGGGGGTGGTAGATGGCCGGCGCTAGATCCACATTCGCGCCAGCTGCATGCTTCTATGGGTCCGTTAGGACCGGTAGTGGATAGCAGATAACTTAAGCTTCTTGGTAGGAGAACTCGCCGTCGGAGTCGCCTCGCACCGAGCTGAGCATGGTGATCGCTCGCTCGATGTCCTCTCTGGTACCGTAGAGCGTGAGCACCACGGTGGCATTTACGGACGGGTCATGGGAGTAGAGCACGTCGTAGAAGTTGCAGCTGTTCGCTGGATTTACCTCGGCCGAGTGCACTGCATTTTCTACAGGAAAGAATTTACTCATCAAAGCTTCTCCTTTATAGGTATTTATGGGATCGGATAAGAGGTGACCCATCCGTGGGTCGAGGGGTAGGATTACTTGGTCAGCATGTTGAGCAGCTCTTTAGGCAAGTTCTTGAAGTCGGCTTCAGTGAACTTGGTCCGCTCGGGCTTCTTGCCTCTAGTTCCCTGGTCGACCCGGTCGATCTTGCCGCCAGCTGCAAGGAAAGCCTCGCGCTCGGCTTTGATGATCTCGGCTCGCTCCACCTTAGTTTTACTCGGTCTCACCATCATACGTTCCACTCCTCACTCAGTAGGTTAATATAACTTAATTATTATATTTCCCCTACTCATGTATATTTATGGGATCGGAACGAGGTTGGGGGATACCAGTCGGGCGTAGCAGTGTCAGGCGCATGGTGGGTGCGGAGCATCCTTGCTCCGCAGTGTGTGCACAGCGTGGTTAGAAGTTAAAGCGAACTACGATGCAGTCACCACCGACATCAGGGATATGCTCGATATCGTGGAGTTGACACAGCTCACTCGCGTCTTCGTTCCAGGAGGCGATTGGTGCATCAAGCTGCTCATCGGTAAGAGATTGAAGATATTGCAGCAGCTCTCTAGCAGACTTTGGTTCAGCTCTCATGTTTCCTCCTTAGATTGTGTTGACTTGATTCACAATATCCTTTAACCACTCTACATAAGTATCTCCTTCATCCAGTTCAACCATTGACTCCACATATGTGATCAACTTATCCACCTGTTCCTCAGAGAACTCAATCTTATACTTACTCATCCACTTACCTCCCATTTATATATATATTCAGAAACATGTGTGACCCATCCATGGGTCACAGGATATTCACTCATGAGACTTGTTGATGATCAACTCCATTATCCACTCATAATCAGAGTATTCAAGTGGAAGTTCCTTGTCCACACATGTGATCAAGTGGTTGAGACCCTCAAGTTCAGGTGTCATGTCATAGTCCACTTCCCTTGATTGGGTTGTTCTGTCATCCAGTTCATTCATGATTATGTTGATGATGATTTCCTTCACTCACTCACTCCCTTATATAAATAAGTTTAATTAAATTAATTTTTAATTATCTTATTTACAAGTATTTATAAGATCAGAATATAGTTGGGGGATACCAGTCGGGCGTAGCAGTGTCAAGTGAACTTCATGTTCACTCAACACTTGATTTATTTAGTTATTAGTTTGATTTGATTGTTAAGGTGATTAGGCCTAACTCAATTGTGATTTGATAAGTTAAACCCATTTCATAAAGAGTTATTGAGCCAAGAAGTAAGGGATTTTGTTGTGGGTGGTATTTTTGTAGTTCTAAGTATAGTTTGTTGTGGTTGATATAAAGATATGAGTTAATTTTTTGAAAGTATATTGAGTTGAATTTGTTTAGTATTGATTTTAAGTTGTATATGTTTTTAATTTGGTAGATATTTAGTGTAAGAGTAAGAGTTTTATTATTCATATTTAATTATAAGATCAGAATAGAAAGCAAGATACCAGCTCGGCGTAGCAGTGTCAGCCTACTGCTTAAGGATTAAAGCCTTTTGGCTGGAGCTTCCGTGCTCCAGCCGTTGGGCTACTTATCGATCAGAAGCCGAACTTCTTGAGAAGGTCTTGAGGTAAGGCGGAGAGGTCAACCTTAGGCTCAAGTTCGGCGCGTCGCTTATCGATATAGACTTGGATCTCAGCAATCTTGGCAGGATCGGTTTGCATCGACTGCAGCTTCATGAGAGCTTGAAGTTGGGGATCAGTCGCACCGCGTCGTGCACCAGGATTTTTGGGTTGATACTTAGTTCCACCATTCAACCTCGGATCCTTGCGAAGCCAGTTATTGAGTAGTCCAGAACAGTAGTTTCGGAGGTCCTTGTCGTTGGGAAGTTCACCAGCATAACTGATTCGCTTCGCCTTAAACCCGGTCATCAGCACATTGATCACATCATGCTTTTGGTCTCGGGTCAGTTCGACTGGACCATCACCACTCAGTTCGAACATCTCGGTGATTGCCAAGTACACAGCTTCCTTTTGATTCATCATTCATTCACTCCCTGGTTTGTTTGATTATGAGTTGATGTTAGTATCAGCTCATTTGTAAGTAATTTAATTAAATTTTAATTTAATTATTTTATTTACAAGTATTTATAAGATCAGAATAGAAAACTAGATATCAGCCCGGCGTAGCGGTGTCACCCGACTAAAGCTTTAGCCGAGCCGCAGAGCATCCTTGCTCCGCAGCCCGACCGTTGCTTCGCTAACCTTAGAAGCCGAACTTAGCTTTAAGGTCAGCAGGGAGTGCACTGGTATCGATCTCAACCTTAGGAGTGATCTCCTCGAGTCGCTTATCGATGTAGACTTGGATCTCAGCAACCTTATCAGGATCAGTTTGGATGCTCTGCAACTTGCGGAGAGCGGAGATTTGAGGATCAGTCGCGCCGCGCCGTGAGCCAGGATTCTTGGCCTGATACTTAGTTCCTCCGTTCAGGCGAGTATCCTTGCGAAGCCAGTTATTGAGCAACCCAGAACAGTAGTTCCTAAGTGATTTCTCATCGGGAAGTTCACCAGCATAACTGATTCGCTTCGCCTTAAACCCTTCGACCAGAACACTGATCACATCATGTTTTTGATCTCTACTCAGTTCAACCGCACCATCACCAGATACATCGAACATTCCAGTGATCGCCTGATACACAGCTTCCTTTTGATTCATCATACCGACTTGCTCCCTTGTTTGTTATGATGACCGACATGATCATCATGCTTATCTATATGATCGGTGCATTCAAAATCCCTCTCAGAATTCACCTCTCATAATATCCCTTAGATCGGGGAGGAAAACGGTGCTCCCGAAAACAGGGCCCGGTAACCTCACCTTTCAAGGGATCCCTTGGATCGGGACGGGTACACGCCGCGCCATTTTCGCGTACGCGAGCTTTTTCCTATAAAACAAGGCCCGCTACCCTCTCCCCTAATAGGCAAACACAGGTACCGGTACATTTTTACGGGTATAATATAAAATATGAAAGATATCCGCTCAAGGCTCAACACAGAAATAAGCGTTTTCAACTTCATCGAAAAACAATCCTCAATCCAGTTTGACCGCACCCGCGCCGCCAAATTCAAAAGCCGGTACGCCCTTCTCCGCTCTCTTCTAGATCTAAAGGTTATCAACAAGACCCAACTATCCCTATATCTCCTAGATCATCCTAAAAATAAACTTGGAGCAAACTCTAATGCCGATCAATGATTATCCATATAGAGCGCTTATAAAGCTTCTCTGCAAGCTTAATCTACATTCAGCGTATAAGCAAGCATTACCAAACCCACACGATCCCGACATCTTTGGTACTTCCTGGTTCACGGGGTGACGTATGTACGAACCTAGGTTTACGCAGAAAGGCATCGATCGAGCCTGGGCCCGCCACAACCTACTCGTTTTATTGATGAAGTTCGGCATTAGAATGCCATATTATGATATACGGTAGTCACCACTCAAGTAGGTCAAACTTGTTAAAATTAAAGGTTGCGTTAATACTGCACAAGATGGGCGTCAAACACCCGAACATACAAGAAGATGTATATAACATAATGGGTATATACGTCAGTAGTTATTATTATTACGATAATAAGCTCGGCGTTTTCTCTTACATACCGTAAGCGCTAGATTACCTACCCACTTAAGATATAATCTAGATATGACTAGGTCAAGCGATAAGGTTAAGTATATGCGCGTCCATTTTCACAAGAGGGAGTATTACTGGCTCTTGGTTAAGATGTTAAGCAAACTTAACGTTATAAGCGAGGATAAGTATTTCGCTTTCTTATTTTATATTCCATCAGATATCGAGTTTGACATATGATTCCGTGTTTTCCAAAGTTCATCAAGACGATGTCTCGCGATAGGAACTTCGATATACAGTACGTGTGCGCTGTAACGCTCATGACAATGGGCGTTATCACCGATGAGCAGTTTAAGAAGTTCGTCGTAATGTATATCGCGAATTACGGCGTCGGAACAAGTATGCAAGATGACGCGCACTATGATATATGATGGCTTTCGCAAAAGTTTGCAAGGTAAACATGGGGATAACGCGCTTGGCTCTTGGCATTGGCTCACTCTTGTTCTTTGGAAACTTGGACTTATGGACAGCGATGAGAGATTAACCATAGCACTTATGTTGATTGGTAGGTTGCATCAAAGGGATACAAATGAAGACGACGATGAAGCACGGTGAAGACTGTAGATGCCCATATTGTCTAAGATACTCTATTCACTTGCTGTACCCTAACGGCGGGATGGATAGTTTATCTTATATAGCTAAGTATAACTTGTGTAGCGTTTTGATGAAGTTGCGCGTAGCATCGCATAAGAACGTTGACGCGTATATTCGCGCGGCAATATTCGACGAGGTCTTACTGATGACCTCACACTTTTATTGATATGATTCCAAAAGAGTTAGTAGCATGCGATAGGTTAGTGTGGGTACTGTTCCAGATGAGAGCAGTATCTAAGAGTAATTACATGTTGTTTAGGTTCATGTGCAAAAAGAGACTGGATATCTGGATGCACCAGACAAATAAGGTATAATATATGATGTACGTATATGCACTTAACTTAGTAACTATGCTTGACTTAAACGGGCGGGGGCTCATAGCCAAATAAGAACTATGAGAAACGTTAAGGTCTACGTTGACATGAATGACAAGAGAGATGGATGGATGGCGAGATACATAGTCATGTATGATCTTTTTAGTGTCATGGTAAAGCTTAAGATAATAAAAGACGTCACTATGGTAGACACTAATGACCACAGCTGGACGCACAGGATAAGATTTGGGCAATGAATAGATATATAAGCATATTAAGCTTGCTGATCGTGGGTTTAGCCGGGGGGTGCGCGAGCGTCGAAATGAACCGATCGCACCATATGTTAAAAGTTTGCTCTATTCAGGGCTGTAATATAGTAAACGTGTTCGATAGCTTGTCTTACTGCATAGAGATGAGAGATCAGTTGAGATCTGCTCACAAAGATGTCAGCGCTATATGTGAAGGGTTTAAAGAACCATAATGTCGAGCATATACGATCACGACGAGTCGCACAAGCACAAGATACTGATAGCAAGAAGATTAGCTAAATTAGAGGCTAAAGCAGGATTGTTCGCGATCTTGAAAGCACTCAAGATAAAAGCTGCGACAAAGACAGCTGATCGTTACTGGAACGAGTATATGGCTTTTTTAGGCGATCTGACAAGTAGAGCATACTGACATGGGATTCTATGAAAACATAGACATGTTTCAGGTCATGTCTGCGCTTGATCTTATAGTGATCTTGAGAAAGCTTAATGTAGCAGATGATATATTCTTTGGAACGGTATCTGGACGCAACTGGAACACGTATTACACAGATTCGGATAAGTTTGCGTTGATCAAGAAGAGAGCAATTAGATCATCTTCAGGTCATCTCTTTAAGGTGTAGTTTTTTAGATCTATCTCTTCGTCTATGATGGCATTATGCATTAATACACCTAGTGCTATCTCTAATCTTTGAGGAGGAGTAGGAGGAGATGGATTAAGGAACTCTGGTAAACACATGGCCCTAAACGGACACACTTTACACCTAGCCGCCTTAAGACATTGACCGTTAGTCTCCACTATCTCTTCAAGTATATTTTTATCATCGCTAGACAAAAGCATTTAATTATCTATTATCTTATCTAATTCTAATTGAGCTAATTTTTCTGACGCGGCCCTTTTATATATCTCATCGGCCTCTTCTTCTGAAAGTCCATCGACCCCTAAAGATTCAACGCAGCTTATAAATCTACCGCTTTCATATCTATCTAACTTAGATAACGGACAAGTACGGCATATACTTATAGTGGCCCATGAAGCACAGCTGCCGTTTTCTTCTATAATTCGTTCGAGAATCTGTTTCTCTGTCATGTTGTCTTTGTCCATATATATATACATTATAAGCTATTTTTTAATTAGTTAACATCGCGGTATAATTAAAACATGAGCATGGACAAACCAGGTAATGTATATCCTCCACCAGCGCAAGCGCCGACATCTACGCCGTCGCCGATGCCACTTTACATACCAGATCCTAGTATCAAGGGAATAAATTTTGATCAGTTGTTGAACCAGAGAGGAATAAGGTTCGTTCACTCTAAGGCTGTTCCATGCCCCAATATATTAGATGTAGACAACAATGCTCACTTACCTGACTGTGAGCACTGTGATGACTCAGGCATACTTTACTACGGTGAGCAGGAAATATGGGGTATCTTTACAGGTAACTCTATAGAGAAAACGTTTGAAGCCCACGGCGTATGGGAAGTGGGAACCGCGGTAGTAACACTACCAACCGAATATCCTAATGGAGAACAGGCGGACTTTAATACTTACGATAGACTAGTAATACCAGATTTTACTGTAAGAATGTGGGAGATGAAGGAATACGAGGCGAGACCTAACGGCAGGCAATCTCTTAGATATCCGGTAAAAAAGGTAGAATTTGCTTGTTCGATATCTAACGGCGTAAAAAAGATATATCAACCAGGTGTAGACTTTAATATAACTCCCGAAGGCGACATACAGTGGATAGAAGGACAAGAACCTTTTTATGACTCCAACATAGATAGGGGTGAGGCTATAATATGGGCGTTTTACTCTAATCCTGTATATGTAGTAGTTCAATGTTTAAGAGAACTTAGAATAACACAAGAACTTGTAAATGGGCAAAAAGTTGCAAAAAGACTCCCTCAACAGCTTTTAGTGCGCAGAGATTTTATGGTTGGCGCAGGGGAAAAGATAGCAAATTCTCAGGGTTAACTATAAAATCGAGTTATAATGTATACTGTACAACGGATCACAGGAGATAATCTTTAATTATGCCACATGCGGTTTCACGCAGACAGTATAGAATGATGCAAGCTATTCTTCATGGCAAGAAGGTAGATCAAGGATCTCGTGGTCGTCCTCCTAAAGAAGTAGCGAGAAAATACATAGAAGCAACAGGCAGTGCTAAAGATCTTCCAGAGCAAAGCGGAGAAGATAGAGGCGGAAGCTGGACAGACAAGCATCACGCTAAACATCATAAGAAGGAATCTAAGAAGCACGGCGGCAAAGAATCTTCTAAGGGCAAAGAACATAGATCTAAATCTGCTCACCATCTTAAAGAGCATAGAAAAAAATTAAAGAAAGCGTTTGAAGAGTTTTATAAGGGCAGAGGAAGAGCTGTGGCAACCCTTATAATAAATTCTGAAAATAAGGTATTATTAGGCAAACATAACTCGGGCAAACTCGCTTTTCCTGGTGGTCATTTAGAACCAAACGAAGGTTTTGAAGACGCTGCGCTTAGAGAAATGCACGAAGAGGCCGGAGTGTTAGGCAGAATAACGTCTGAGATATACAGGGGTTCCATCGAAGGTAATGAAACCGTAGTGTATCTTGCTGAGATTGCTAAGGGTAAACCTAAAGATACTACATCTGACGACGGCAAAGAAAAGATGTCGAGCTGGAAATGGTATGACATATCTGATATACCATGGGACAAATTACGAAATTGCTGTTTAAAGCCCCTTAAACAATTTATCGATCAAAAGCTCGGCAAGTCCTTAGAAGGCTTAGTGGCGTTAGAAAAATTAGAGAAGAACATAATACGTCAAAGAGGCGATGCAGTATTCGAAGTATCACACGGCGACGCACTAAAGATAGTTGGCAACGGTGTCTTTAGAGCTCTTAAGAAAGCCGTAGAAGACATGGAAGATGAAGATTTTAAAGATCTTAAGTTTGACAGCCATGTTATATCCATAAGAAAACACATGAACGATGTGTATTCTGGTCGCGTATCTGACGGACATAAAGTTGTATATCAATTTACTAACAAATCCCTTCCTGAGCTCGCTGTAGCTCTTATGAGCATATTCGAATGGTATCTTCCTGAAGATGAAAAAGAACTAGAGCTGCTTGACGATAAATCACTTTCAGATGATGCGATAGAAGGTGGCTTAAATGAGCTTATCGATAATTACAAAAAACACAACATAGGTAACATCTACGAAGAGATGGAAACAATACGTCAGCAGCTTAGAAATGGCGTAGCAGTAGATTTACAGCAGGTTGAAACTAAGATATTAAAGCTTTTTGATAAACTAGAAAATGTTGTACACGAAGCCGCAGGAAAACACAATAAGTTGTGTCAAGCGGTTGGAAAAGATCTTGACGAGCTTGAGAGAAAACTTAGAGCACTTCAAGAAAAAATAGACAACGATAATAAAAAACCAGATAAAATAGAAGCCGTATCATCAAACCTATCTAATCAAGATAAGGTTCATAGCGATTTCTATTCTTATTTGACGAAACCAAGAATCGAAATAATGCCCAACGGAAAGATAACTATTTCCTTTGGCGGAGATTGGCAAGACTTAGAAAAAGAAAATTTTCTTAAGGACATGAAGGCCAAAGTAGTTAACAAAAAATAAAATGGTTAACATTACGCTTGAACTTCAATCATTAAGGGCGATATTAGAGTCTAAGGGTTTAGATCCTGATACTGTCGATTCAATAGTCAGTAAAGCTAAAGAAGAGATAAATGGCGCAGTCGAAGAATTAGGCATGTCTGCGCTTGAATCGGCTATTGAAGCCGGCGTAGAAAAAGGATCTGATGAGTTTATAAATCAAGTTATGCTTGATAGAATAGGCGCACAGATCACGACTGAAACATTCAACACATCATTCACCGAGCCATCTAAACCCATGTTGCCTTATTTGCTGCAAGGAGCAAAACCGCTAAAAGACGGAAGTGGCGTTTATAAGGTAATTCCCGTTGGCTCTCCATCGACTTCTCCTAAACCAAGTATCGCTAGCAATATATATGATGCTTGGAAATATGAAAATACAAGAAGAATAGAAGCAGCTAAACAGAATTTTCAAAATATAGCGCCAAGAGGCTCAAAGGCAGAATTTAGAACAGCCACAAGCAAGCAGGACGCTAATACCCAATGGGTTATCCCATCTAAAGAGAAAGATTTTACTGAAGATCTCGGCCAAATAAATGAATCCTTTAGGGATCAATTGAGCGAAAGAATAAGAGACATAATTAAGGAATACGAGGATTCGTTCTAATGTCTTTTGTAATGCCAGAAATAGTAATAAGAAAGATAATAGATCAAGGTATCAAGAATCTTAGAAAAAATAAAGATGCTTTTGATGATTTGTTTGCCATGTTAACTGAGCAAGACTTTAGTTCTGACTATGGCGATGACTATAGAAACAAAATATGGAAATGGTTCTCGGAAACAAAGATACCAGTAATTCAAGCTTGGTCATTTAACGCACAAAAAATACCCTGTATAAGTGTGCATCTAGCTAATGAAACCGAAGATGAGAGTAAGGCCGCTATGAGCGACATAGCGGCGCTTTTTGATAATGAAGAGGGTGAAACTGGAACAGGTGTATTTACCGTGATGGTTGATATAGGTATACATGCTAATAGAGGTGGCGACCATGTTTTGTGGATGTACTATATCGTATCCTACATACTTTTTAAGAACAAGCTCACAGCGGAAAGATTGGGCCTAAAGCTCCACACTTATAGTGCCACAGATTACAGCAAAGATACCATGCACATGGCAGAAAACACGTGGACAAGATGGATAAGATTCAGGTGTACTACCCAGAATTATTGGATGGGTGACAAGTATACTGATATAGGCGAGATAAACGTAGAGCATACTGTAGACGGATCTGACTTAAATAGTTCAGAGGCTGGCATAGTTGCAAGTAAAATAAATGACGAAGATGATAGCGAAGGGGTTAATATTTAACCACTTTTTGAGTGTATAATAAATGTGAGGCTTACATGAAAAAGAAAAAAGAAAAGAATAGAAATCTTTTGAGCTTAGAACAAGAAGGCGTAGAAAAGGTAGACTTTGACACCTGGTATGCACTTAGAAAAGAATCTATACCTAAGCATCATCACAAGGAAGTATTAAAAGCTGATTTTAAAGGCAGAGGATTAAGCGGGGATTGCTCTATGGAAACCTTCGATAGAGCCCTAGCCGCATATGGCATAGTTTTAGGTTAACATTAGCTTATTAAGCATGTTATAATTTATTTACAGAATCTTAGGAGAAAAAGAAAATGGCAATAAACGTAAGTTTTAACGGAGCTACAATATACAAACCAGGCGCTTATTCGAAGGTCTCTATTGATCTCAGCGGTGGTTTTCCTCTTAGCCCGACTGGCCTTGTAGCGATACTTGGGGAAGCAGATGCTGGTGCACCTGGGGCTTCTGAAGTAAACATCGCAAATAATGTATTTAGTCCAGAACAGCTTCCAGAGATAAAGGCAAAATATGGCAGAGGTCCAATAGTTGACGCGTGCAACCTTTTGTTTGCTCCTGGCTCTGATGGTGCAATACCAGGCGGAGCTCAAGCTATATACATTTATAAAACTAACGCATCTGTTAGAGCTTCTCTTGCTCTCGCTGGTTCTTATGGTACAGTTCAAGCAAGAGAATGGGGTGTAGGCGGAAACAGAATAACTCTTAAGATAACTGGCTCCGGTGCTACTAGAAATTTAACGCTCTCTCAAAAAAGAGATTTGCTTGTAGAAACTGCAACCGTTGGTGGTAATGTACTTGTTACTGTAACAAATGCTACTGCTGGTTCTACTGTTTCTATAGACGATAACAACGTTGTTCTTTTTAACGGAACAAGCTCTGTTTCTCTTCCTAAGGCAAGTTTTGGCAGTGTTGCCGATCTTGCAGAAGCAATTAATTTGATCCCTTCTTGGAGCGCAGTTTTAACCGCAGGACAAGATTCAAGACAATCGGTCAATGTTCTTGACCACGTATCTTCTCTTGACGCCGTTTCTGGTGCAGCTCTTAAAAAAGATGCAGCAGAAGTTGCAGCCTTCTTTGAGGCATCTAGCATAGCATCTCTTGAATCTGGCGCTAAGGTAGGTTTGCCTGCTGCTCTTGCGGAAGCCGCATTGTCTGGCGGCGCAAAGGGCGCAACTAGCACTTCTGAGATAGTTAACGCTCTTAGTAAGTTTGAAAAAGTAAGAGTTAACTCTGTTGTGCCTCTTATGTCTCGCGATGCGTCAGACGATGCAGCAGACGGACTCACTGAATCTGGGTCTAATTACACTATAGAAGGAATACATCAAGCTGTTAAGACACATCTTAGCTTGATGGCTACTACTAAGAAGAAATCCGAAAGACAAGGATATCTTTCGTTGAAGGCCGATTACGCTGATTGTAAACAAAGAGCGCAAGATCTTGCCGCGGCAAGAGTTCAGCTTGCAATTCAAGATGTTCGTCAGGCTGATAGTGATGGCGTCATAAGATGGTTTCAACCTTGGGCCGCAGCTTGCTTGCTCGCAGGCGCAAGAGGCGGATCGCCAATCGGTCTTCCTATGACCAATAAATATTTCAATATGAGCGGCATACGCCAAACAGGGCAATCTATGTCAACCGCAGAAGCGGATATAGTTCTCGACTTTGATCCTGATACTCAATATGATGATGCTATATCCAGCGGTATAAGTTTCTGGGAAAGACCGCAGTCTGGCGGATTTCGCCTTGTAGTCGATAACACTACTTACGGAAAAGACGGAAACTGGGTATATAACAGAGCTAACGTTCTTTACGCTGCCGATGTTCTTGCATATGATTTCAGAAATCAGCTTGAAAATCTTTATGTCGGTGTTAAAAACACCGTTAGTGCTGCAGAAGTTAAATCTACTTGTGAATCTATACTTACAACGTATTTAACTCAAGGTATTACTGTAAGTACTGCAGATGCTAAAAATGGCTTTAAACAACTCGTAGTGCAGATAAATGGCAACACGATAAACGTTTCTGTTGTTGTTAAGTTAGTAGAAGGAATTGATTTTGTTCTCGCAGATATAACCCTGCAGAGAGCACAGCAATCCGCTTAAGATATTAAGGCCGGGCGTTATGCCCGGCCTTTTTTCATGAAGGTGTAAACATGTCAAATCGCCCAGACTGGTCTCAGTGGATATTGCAAAAGAACAACGAAGCTAAGCAAGAAGAGCTTAGAAAGAGCGATTCTGTTTGTAAAAAATGCAATAAAGCTAAATGTAAATGCCTTAAAAAATCTAAAGACATGGCAGGCGATAAAGTAGACTCAAGTATGTTAATGTCTGAACTTGAATCTCTTGAGCATCATATAAAAGAAATAAGAGAGCACATAGATCAAGCAGAAATTGCTCCTGATTGGGTTAAAGCTAAGGTTTCAAAGGCTGCGTCGGGATTGTCTGATATCGCCCATTATATAATGGGACTAAAGGAAATTAAAAAGGGTGAATCTGCTGAATTAGAAAAAGCCTTAGAAGGAGCAAGAAATCCTAAAAGAGGCGATCCGATGTTCGAACCTACTCATCTTCGCGAATGCGCTACCTTAAGTCATGAAGATGCTAAGAAGAGAGCTCATCAAGTAGTTAATGGTGCCAACGCTAGACCAATTACCAAAAATAGAGCTAGACTAATGATAGATAGAAGCAAAAATGTACCTCATCTTCTTCAGGGGATGACTAACTACATGCTCGCACACCCTAGCGAAAACTTAAAGGTCGGCAGAGGTGTTGGGCCTAGCTTACCAGACGAAAGAGACGGCGGTTCAGAAGCAGCTTAAATTTATTTTAGGTTAGTTTCGAAGTTTAACTCTTTTTGTGTTATAATTATAAAGTTACAATTAAGTAACAAAATAGCAAGGTAAAGGGAACCGCAACCCTAAAGGAAACAAAATGGCAGACATAAAACCATCTTTTATAACAGGCGCGTCAGCAAAGATAACCGTAGGTGGTAAAACTTTCGCATACGCAGCTGACGTATCTTACTCTGTGGCAGTTGACACGATCCCCATAGAAACAATGGGTCGCTATGAAGCTGTGACCAACGAACCAGTTAACTACTCTGTAGCAGGCGAACTTAGCATAGTTAGATATACTAACGTAGCATCTGGTTCAACTGGAAACAATCCCTTTGGAACCGCAGATGGAACTGGAAACGGCGTTAAAGCATCTGGCCTTCAAGGATTCTTTGATCCTGCAAGTATATTAGCTTCAAAGAGCGTAGATATAGTTATATATCAGAAAAAAGCAACAAATACGACTACTGGCAGCGGAGCAGCTAGTAGTTCTGCAGTTGAGACTGTTAGAATAGGAAGAATCATAGACGCAAGAATGAACCGCTTGAGCGGCGGTATCAACAAAAGAGGCATATTGGTTGAGCGCATGAGCTTCGTAGGCATCCTGTTTGACGGCGATGATTTTGACGCAGGTAAGTCTGCAGATAAAGATCTTTCAACCTAATAATTAATGCACAATATTAAAGCCCTGCCAGTAATGGTGGGGCTTTTTTATTTACAGTAATGCGCGACAGTTTTTATGGTATTATTTAGTGAGAGGTCATCGTGGCAGGTGTAAAACCATTTTTTATAACGGGCGCAAATGCAAAGATAAAGATAAACGGTAAAACGTTAGCTTTTTGCACTGACCTTTCTTACTCAATACAGATAGCGCATCAAACGCCTAAGGTTCTCGGCATGTACGAAGGCTCTTCTGTTGAACCGCTTGGATATACTGTATCTGGCTCGTTCAGCGTAATTAGATACACTAAAGATGCCGCAATGGCGACTGGCGCTGATTCTACGCCGTATGGTATATCCGAGAACGACGCGGGTAACGGAGTAGGCAACATGGGTTCTGCATGGGGTGGCAAGTTCGGCGATTTTCTTAATAGGAACGGCATAGGTAACGACGGCAGGACTAACGAAGCACTAAATCCAGGTTTGCTGTCTAACGGTACGACGTTTGACATACAAGTGTATCAAAAGGTTCCTGGGCAAGGTGGCGAGGCTGGAGGTTTCTTTGGCGCTACTCAAAGAACCATAAATGCTGTAAGTGATATATTGACAGGCGGAACCGGCGTAAACGGTTCTGTTCCTGGATTAGTAGGCGTAGCTAACATAAGAAACTGCAGAATAACTCAAGCTGACTTTAGTATATCAAAAAGAGGGGCTGCCATGCAACGCTTTAACTTCGTTGCGCTGTACGCAGACGAAGATAGTTTTGTAGCCGACTTCAGCGGAGTCGGGCAGCAGTTCGAGGGATAATACATGCCAAAGGGTTTTAACAACGTACCGCCTCCAGGTCAAGGTTTACTAGATAACGTAGTTGGCGGAAATATAGGTGGCATATTCTCTACTAGACCTACTGCCAAATACGCAAGCGGCGCTAGGTGCATACTTAAGATAAACGGCGTCATAGTAGGCTTTGCATTTGGCATCTCATGGAGAATAACTACAGCCGTGACAGAGATCAACGCCATAGATGATCCTTTCACCAATGAGTTAGTTCCAACAAGATGCAGAGTAGAGGGATCTATATCCGCTCTTCACATACCTGGAGTTAGTGCCGGTACTAAAGGCTGGCAAGCCAATGCTTTATCCTTCTTGTTTCAAAAATATATACAAATAGAAGTTAGAGATTCAAAGACAGACGAAGTTTTATTTTTAGCTTCTAAAGCCATGATAGTCTCAAGGCAGGAAGAGATAAGAGTGGATCAGCTAGCCAACGTGACTTTGACTTTTCAAGCCATAGGTTGGCAGGATGAAAAGGTCCCGACTATACCTGAAGGATATACTTCGGACGGTAACTCAAACAATTCTCAAATCGGACAACCTAAAAAGACGCCAGCTGCAAATTTCAACGATATCACTCTCATGCCTACTATGGGTGGCACGATGAAAGGTTAATTTTATACACTTTTTGATATCTTTACCATATTAAGGTATAATTAAAAAGAGGTTTATTATGGATTTACCGAACAAGGAACATGTTTTTGATTTTCAGCACACTGGTATAGACACCGGTAAAAAATACGAAGGCAGATTTACTGTCTTATGCGTACTCAACATGGGACAAAAGCATAAACTAGAGCTTGAAAAAACAAGACTTCTTGGTAATTATCAAAATCCAACAGACGGTCTTCTTGGTATGGCTATAATTTTAGCAACTCTTAGAACCAAGATAGTTGATGCACCTGAATGGTGGAAACAAAGCGTAGGCGGTACTTTAATAGAAGACGAAGACGCACTAGTAGCACTTTTTGATAAAGTAGCTGCAGCCGAGGAAGAATGGCGCCAGAAGATGAAAGAGAAAAGTCAGAAAGCGCAAGAGACTTTACAAGCTTAATAGATCAGATAAGAACCGTAGCAGCAGCTAACGCACGTTCTGATCTCTCTGACGAAAAACAATTAATACTTTTTCTTCAAAGTTGGTGGTCTAAAACTTATAATAGGCCACTCAAAGATCCTTTATTGCTTTCTTATACATTAGAAGAACTTCTTTATGAATTTTACGACAAAATAGAGCGTAAAAAGGCAGAACAAGAACGAGTAAACTCAGAAAATGATAAGATAGAGGCAGACAAGGAAAAAGAGGTTCTTGATTGGGCTGAAGAGGAAGAAAGAAAAGAACTCGAAGCTTTAAAAAAAGAAGCTGGTAATAAGCAAGAAATAGATCCAACCAAAGATCCTGATAACGTCGCATGGATGGAAAAACAGTTACAGCAAGGTAAAGCTATTTTTGGTGAATCATTTGGCGAAGATATAGAAGAAAGTTTTAATGAGTAATTTTTATGGCCGATAATGACGACGTCAATAAATCAAAAAACATAAAACCAGTCAACGGTAATCCTGACGATTATGCGACTAGAGGAATTAGCGACGTTGACAGGATACTAGAAAAAAGCCAAAGAAGTACTGGCCAAGAAGTCATTAAAAGTAAAAAATTAGCCGAGCACGAAAGAAACATTGAAAATATTAATACGGCTATAGAATCCGGTTTCTATCCTTCGTGGGCACTTAAAGATTTTCAAAAAGAAAAAGTAAAATCAACAATACAAATAGCTAAAATTAAAGATCAGCTGTCAACACAAGATACTTTAAGGCAAGAAAGAAGCATAAATGAATTAGGATCTTCCGTGCGCGAGTATTTTTCTTCTTCTTCGGTGAATGGTTATCGTCAAGAAATCGCAAGAACAACGTTTGCTCAAGACTTTGGACGCCAAATGATGAATTTGTCGCCTAATGAATTAGAACAAAAAAAGGCAAGATCTGCTGTAGCTAGAACTCAATTAGAAAAGCAAGCAACGAATCTTGCAGAGAGAGTCGCATCTGGAGATATTGGGGCTAAACAAGAATTAGAGGCGGTATATAAAAAGCACGAAAGACAGATAAAATTTGAAGCAGCGATAGACGTAGCAGAAAGAAGACAAAGGGCCGCAGGTTTAGACGTTGAATCGCAAGAAGAAAAATTTTATAAAATTGGTGCTAAAATTAGAGCCGAAAAAAGACAAAGTACGATAAAAGAAGGTATAGCATCTGGGGAAATAAAAACAGATGATCAAACATTGGCAGACCTTAATAAAAAACAAAAGGAATTAAAGGATAAATATTTAGAAGAACAAGATAAGCTTAATAATGCAGTTGGTAAATCAGCGGAAGAAATAAGAACTAATTTAAGTAAATTAAGCACGGCCTTAGAAGAAAATGCTGAAAAAATAAGCGAAATTGAAGACGTAAAACAAAGAGAGCCACAGCGATTTTCTAATGCAGCCAATTATTTAAATTTATTAAGCTCAGGCTTTGGGGCGTTTGGCGGAGCAGCTCAACAACTTCTAGTAGGTCAAAGATTAACGTCGATGCAAAATAATGCGGGTTTTGCTCAATGGGAAAATTTAAAATATCAAACGTATAAGTCTGCTAATGCTGGGGATGTTATGTCTCAGTTGTTACTAGCAGGCTTTAAATCGGATGAAGATTTTGGGGCTGAAGTTAGAGCAGGTCAAATAGGCGCGAATGCGGCTAATGCATTGGGTGGTATTTTTCAAGTAACATCTGGCGCTATTAGAGCCAAACATGCCGCGCTTGAAGAAGTAAACCCACTTGCTCAAAGTTTTGGAACTGCTATAAATGCTACCCAGAATTTACAAGCAGGCGCGATGGATGTGGTTGGCGGCACGGCGTCTTTAGCAGTTCAAGCTGGCGATGTAATTAGAGGCAATTCAACTGGGCAGGCAGATTTGAGCGCAAGACATTTAAGTCTTGAAGCAAGAAAGGCTCTTTACGCTATAGGAGCAGAGCAGCTTCAAGGTTTAAGAGATTTTGGTGTTGGCATGGGGAGCGCCGCCGCATCAATGGGTGGTGCAGCCGGAAGCGCATTCTTGCAAAGAAATTTATCTAAAACAAATATGGTTCAACTGTCTGGGTTAGAAAGAATGAGGGACGCTAGAATATCTCCAGAGCAGATGGCTCAGATGAGTGCTTTTGGTGCACAAGAAATAGGAAGCGCATTTAACGAAGAACAGATTTATGCTGCAAGAGGTTTAGAGAGATCTGGTTTTGGCAATATGCAGACAAACATGCAAAGAATGGCATCATTAGCTGCAGCTGGAGCCAATAATCCTGACAGCAGCCTGAAGTCTGTTTTAGAGGCCGCATTTTCAAAATCTCTTGAAGGCTCTAAGGTCCTAAATGAGATGGTTGAATATACAGGGGCGATGGCATCTCAATCGGTCGGTAGACAAATGGGACTTGATGTTACGGCGGAAGCTGCGCAATTATTAAGCGCTGGAGTCGACCCTAACGCTAAAAATAAAGAGGTTGCTCTTTCTTTAGCTGCAACCTCCGCAGAAAAAATGCGCCAAATAAGTACAGATACCGGCGTTAATTATTCTGCTATGGCTGCCACAGCAAGAATAAGTAAAATGACCAAATTATCTGGCGTAGAAGCGATAATTGCTCAAAAAATGACTGACGAAGATCTTATAAAACTTCAAAATACTAAAGACCCTGAAGAAATAGGAAAAATGCTCTTTGAACAAGGCATAGATGTAAAAAAAGGCGAGGAAACGGGATTAGTAAAAAAATTAGTAAAGGCTAGACTTATAACAAATCTTCAGATGGGTTCTGGTGGAATAGGGTTGGGAGTAGACGCTGAGGCACTGGCAGATAAAATCATGAGTGGTAAAGAAATATCACGCGAAGAGGAGCTGTTATTTAATCAGGCCGCAAGGATTTCCGGCGTCGGAATTGGGTCACAGGCACGTAGAGCTTCGACTGCCATAATCAATAAAGAGCCAAACGCAATAGGCAAAGAAAGAGCAGACAAAGCTTTAAGAGGAGAAGCGGGCGACGAGCTAATGAAAACCCTTGACGACATGCGAACTCAAGGCTTTAAGCAATTAAGCGCTGCAGCCTTAGAAGCTACAGCCGGTTTCAAAAATGCGACTGAGGCACTTAAGGCATTAGGGCTTTTAGCAAAAGAGAGTGAAAAAGCCGTAGATGGAACAGAGCGTAAAGCTAAAGAAGCTGCAGCAAAATCGGTTGGAGAGTCAGGAAAAGAAACACTATTATTTAATGAATCCGTTAACGATTTCTCAAAAGCAGTAGATAAACTAGTAAAAATGTCGGGCATGAGTAGAGGCGAAAATGCAGACTATGTAAACTGGTTGATGGCTAGAAAAAGCACCAAAATAGGTACAACAGATTAAAGCAATATGGCTAACTTTAAAATTAAAACTCCTCATGCTGCTATAATAGTATGGAACTATGTAGATAGAATATCTGCAGATGGAGTAACTAATTTAAATAAGATAGAACCTAAAATAATAAGCACTATTTCATGTATTTCTATTCAAATTGCAAAAAGCAAATCTAATCCAGTTGGGACCTTTGAGATAGTATTAGCTCCATCCAAAAATTGGCTTTCTACCTTAACTGCAGGTAGCTGGTGCTGCATATTAATGTCAAATAGAAAAATAACAGAAGATGACATAAAAAAGGCTAAACCAGATACGCTTAAAATGATAGGCAAGATAGAAAGCGTAAGGCTAGAAACTAGGCAGAACAATGACACAAGGCAAACTAGATATGTGGTAACTGGCGTCGATTGGGGTTATATTTTTAATAACAATATATATATAGATAATTTAATAGGCGCCGGCCAGGACCAAAATCAACAAAACGCTTTAGCTATAGCAATAACAAACGCAAGCACTGGAAACGGTAATTCACCCAAAAGCTTTTCAATAGATAGCAACCTTAAACAAGTAATAAGCATATTTGGGCAATCCTGGAAAGGCACAAAGGCAGTTGGAGATGATATAGGTAGATTGGATAAATCTGTTTATAATTTTTCCATACCTGCCGACATGGCTAATTTTTTAGGTTTAGTAAACGCTCAAGATGAAAAACCTAAAGACGTTAATATAAACAACATACTTAAATTAGTGTCTGGTAAACTTATTGATAAAGATAAGTATGATGGTAAACCTAGAGCTGAAGGTTTTTTAGATCCATTTGGAATGCAGGGAACAAATACTTTTTGGCAAATACTACAAGACAATAGTAACCCAGTCATTAATGAAATGTTTAATGATATGACTTGGACATCAAAAGGGCTTTCTTTAACGTTATTCAATAGAATTAAACCGTTTTCTTACAAAAACAAATATAGCACAAAAATATCTCTTAGGTCTGATTTTAAGAAAATTAAAACACATAAAATAGACTCTGTTAACGTAATATCCATATCCGCGGCAACCAATTGGCGAGATAAATACAACTTTATAGAAATACGACCCGCGTTTCCTGATTTCTTTATGTTAAACAACATGATAAAACAAAAAACCCAAGAATTTGATTCTAAGGCCTTTAAAAGAGAAGGTTTTAGACCCTTAATAGTGAGCACCAAACAGTTTCCTGTTGGAAAAAAAAATGACAAAACGCCAGTAAAGCTAGATCTAGAAAAACTTAAAATTTGGGCAATGTTATTAAGAGAGTGGTATTTTGATAATCACAGGCTGTTAAATGGATCTATTTCAATGACCGGAACAACAGAATACATTGGCGTCGGAAATAACATAATGGTAGAAGCGCACCTAATTAACCCTAATTTAAATTTTACTAAGAACGTATATGAAAGCAAAAATAAGGTGTTTCTACTTGCTCATGTAGAAAACATTAGTCATTCATTTAGCGTTGATGAAAACGGCGGCAGAGAATACATAACCAATATTCAATTTGTTAGGGGAATTTTTGTAAACGAAAATAACGAACTCATAGGAGATGCTTCCCTGGATAAACTGTCGGATAGTTTAACTAACGAAGAAGACATTAATTCAAAAAATATTGTAAACGTGCTTAAAGAGGAAGATTTAGAGAATTAGTATGTTTTCTCGCATAATAAAAGACAGTTCAATATGGAGAGATGATACCAGTTTTTCTCTACATAATCATTCAGATACCCAAATAAGAATTGGTGTGATTATAAGACCACTAAATGAAGAAGACACGAACGAATTAAGGTATTTAGTTGAAGTATATAGATTAAACAGCAAGCTATTAGTAAATTGTAAAATGCTAAGAAGATTTGGCGGAATTTACAACTATGAAGATTTTGTATCAAGAGGATACAATATAGATGACAATAAACTAGAAGACAGTGCTTTTGAAACCAAGGCTGGAGATGTAGTAGTAGTAGCTTTTTTGAATGGACAGGCTAGAGATGGAATTATTTTAGGTGGCTTAAATCATGCTGCAAGAAAAACTAGTATACTAGCTAAGGACGGTCCACAATATAAAAGCGAATTTAACGGAATAGAAAAATCTATAAACAAAGATGGTGAATACAAGGTAACATTTAAAGGACAGCCTACCAATTTAAATAAATTAAATGACCATCCATCTTCTCAAATACAGCCGCCAACGTACGACGAGGAAAAAGGAACTAGTTATTACAAGTTTTCAAAGGATGGAAGCTTTGAGGTAAGTGATAATGCCAAGAAAGATACACAAAGTTTTAAAATAGACAAGACTAACGGAACAATAGAAATACTGGGTGGAAAAATATCGTTAAAATTAACAAAATCCACTGAATCAGTGATTCTTAAAAACAAAGAAACATTAGTAAACACAGAAAACAAAATAACAGTAAACACAAAAATTACTCAGGTAAATTCTTCGGAAAAAGCATCTATAAAGTCGCCTAAAATTGCTATAGGCAAAGAGGGTGTAGAGTTATTAGATCAATTAGCTAAATTAATCGATGCCTTAGGCAAGGTAATGCCCATATCTCCTGTTGGACCATGCACTCCACTCATGAGCACCGGTCAGTGGTCTCAAGTTGAACAAATAAAGGCGAAGATCAAAGAAATAACTGGCACTTTTTAAGTTATTTGGCGTTATAATTAAGTTATGGCTAATTTTTATACATTAAGCGATATATTTGGAAAAGGTAAAGAAAAACCTATTTCGCAAAATAACGGCGCAACCAGCGGAATAGGGGTTAAAAAGCAGACGGCTCTTGATCTTTATGGCTATGATGTCATAAAAGAGAATTGGTTTACTTCAAAGCCATATGCTTTTAGATTTACGCCCAAGGATGAAAAAGAGGGAGCAATAACAATATATTTACCCATATCTCCTAGTAATTTGACCATAACGACAAATTTTGCCACTAATATAATAACTACACTCTATGGAACCGTCGAAGAACATTCGCCCGTAAGATATTACGACATATCTATAGAAGGAACAACGGGTATGGCCCCAAAATATGTAGAGCCAGCATTAAAAAATGGCGTTCCAATTAAAAAAGACGGTAGACAAAGTGCAACTGTAGATATCGGAATAGGGACAAAATTAGGCGGTTTTTTTCAGAACACATTAAGGATAATAAATAAAATTAAAAATCAAGCTAGTGAGTTAACTAAAGATAATACTGAAGAAACCGGCGTGTACCTTAATAATACTGGTTATTTAGCCTTTCATAATCTCTATAGATTTTTTTTAAAATATAAGAAAGAAGTGTCCAGTGATGTAAATTCAACGCAAGCGTGGCACCATCACCCCTTGACATTTTTAAATTATAAAGATAACAATCAGTATGATGTTGTTGTAAGAAGCTTTACGTTAAGAAGAAGTGCAGAAAATCCCATGCTTTATTATTATAATATAACCTTGAGAGCATACAACTTAAAGACCATAGATGAAAAAAATATGGGTCTTGATACTCAAGATAGACTTAAAGAATTAGGTTTAAGTGGCGTTGATTCGTCGACTTTTTTAAGCAAGGCCAAAAACACGGCCAATAAAGTCAAGGGAATATTGGGGCCATTAGGAGCAGGGATTAACACACTTGGAAGATAATGACACAGAGCACAGAAGCGCTTTTAGCGTCATCAGAATTAAATCTTTGGTACAAGGTAAGAGGCGGAGACGATCTCAAGCTGTCTGATATACCAGAGATAATTCCGTTAAGATGGACTTATTTTAAACAAAATTGGGAATTTATTAAAAAGTCTATCATCGATGACGCCAGCTCTTATGGCGATCCAGATTTTCTTAATGAACAAGTCAAGCAGTTTTCTGATTTTATAGCGAGTCAGAGAAACTCACCGTCTAAGATAAATCCTTTTTCAGATGGTTCTATACTGCATAGATATTATGCTGTTTTTGACTCTATAAATATTACTAGCATACCGTTAACAATAGAAGAAGAAAACATAATTGAGGCAAGAACAAGAGAAGTTCAAGCTTTTTCAAAAAATGATTTTCTAAGAATTAAAAAAAGATTAATAGACTATAGAGACAGTATAGCTGACATATCGAATCTAAAAGACGATACATATAATTCTGTATACAACAGAAGTTCAATATCTTCTCAATTTAATGCGACAACTGTTGACTTGAACTTAATGTTATCTATGCAAGAAAATATAGCATCGGTTGATTTTTTGCTCGCTAATCTTTTTAACGTCGACTCTGTTCTTGATCCTTTTGCCCTTGCTAGAGCTAACGCAAACAACCCAGAAATTAACATAGGGCAATATAACTCTGGTAGATTAGTTAAACTGAATTATGGTGAAGATCTTCAAAGTCTAGCGTATAGATATCTAGGATCGGCAGACAGCTGGATAGATATAGCTATAGCAAATGGCTTAAAAGCGCCATACATAGATGAAGTGGGCGAAAAGATACCTCTATTGTCTAATGGCCAGTCAAATCAATTAAACATAGCGGCTACAGACATAAATGGAAACTTAAATATAGATAAGTTTTACATAAATCAGGTTGTAATATTGCAGTCTAATCTTGAAAATTTTCCTGAACAAAGATCTATAGTTAATATAAGACAGATACCTATCTCCAATGAGATAATACTAGAACTTGATGGCGAGCCAGATTTAAATAGATACAAGATATTCGATCAGGCACATATAAGGGTCTTTAAACCCAACACAACAAACAGTTCGTTTTATATACTTATCCCTTCTAATGAACCGTTAGAGGACACAAGACAAAATGAAGTTCCATGGTTTTTAGCTAAAAGTCAAGCTGATGAAAAGAAAGCTGGCATAGATCTTCTTATAGATGGAAACGGCGATATAAACTTTAATAATAGCGGCGACTTAGAATTAAGTTACGGTCTAGAAAATGCGGTTCAGGCCATAAAATTAAAATTAGTAACAGAATTAGGGTCGCTCAGATATCATCCCCAATATGGACTAATTAATGTCTCCGGTAAAGATAACAGCGACATAGATACAGTAAAAGCTCAAATAATAGAGTCATTGACCCAGCAAGTAGAAGCAGATTCAAGATTTAGCAACATAGAGACCTTAGATGTTAGATACTTAACCCAGCAAAACGATCCTAATATGGCAACCTCATTTGGGATAAGTATGTCTGTAAAGATGGCCGGAAGCGATACGGTAATTCCTATAACTTTTAGCATATATAAGTGAATGCATTGCTATTAATGTAGTAGAATATAAATAAGACTTGTCTTATTTAGGACTTAACTGCAATAGCGTGTAGGAAGTATGTATGGCTGTAGAAATTAAATCGTTTAACCAGATACTTGGTTCGATGGTTAGAAAAATAATGAGCGAAACCCCCGTAAACGATATAAACACGGGATCGGTACTTCTTTCGCTTTTAGAGGCATGTGCTTCCAATGACTTTGAAAATAATACAGCTATATTAAACGTATTAGAGCTTCTTAACGTAGATGCGATCAAGAATAACGATCTAGATGCAAAAGCCGCTGACTATGGTTTAACTAGAAGAACCGCAGTAAGAGCATTTGGGCAAGTTACTATAACTAATTCAAATATAACTAAAAGAAGCACAAGTCTTTATGTAATTAAACCAGCACCCATATCTGGTCAAACATCTCTTTATGTTACCAGTGCTGCTGGATGGGCATCAAGTGGAAATCTTTACATAGGAAGAGGAACAGAATCGTTTGAAGGTCCAATAGCGTATACGTCCATAGATATTTATCCTACGTACGCAAAGATAAATCTTGCTTCTGCTCTGCAAAAAGATCATTTGATATCTGATATTATTGTAGATTCTCAAGGACAGCCGGATAGACTTATATCAGCTGGAACAGTGATAAAAATTCCTGCAAACAGTCAATCTCCAGAGGTTGCCTTTTCTACGTTAAGAGACGCCGTAATTCCTGCCGGAGAGGATTCTGTTGCGGGCGTAGATATAATTGCAACAAATGCGGGATCTCAGGGCAATGCTCAGATAAACACTATAACTCAATTTCAAGCAGCACCGTTTCCAGGTGCTACAGTTACAAATCCTTCTTCTCTTTCAAGCGGCAGAGACATAGAGACAGATACAGAGCTTAGAAATAGAATTAAATCATATACTATAACACTTGCGCGCGGAACTGCACCATCTATAATTTCATCTGTTGTAGGTGTATCTGATTCTGATGACAATAAGCAAGTCGCATCAGCTGTCATGACAGAGCCAGTCAAGATTGGAGATCCTTCTATACTTTATATAGATGACGGTTCGGGTTTTCAACCCTCGTACGAAGGTCAATCTGTTGATATATTATTGAATAACGCAAACGGATCTGAAGAATTCTTGCAACTTGCAAATTTCCCTGTTACTAGACCTCAGCTCGTAAACAGTGGAGAAAGCCCATACACATTACTTGACTCTATGCAGCTAAAAGTAATAGTTGACGGTGAAGAAGAAATAATAACTTTTACTGCTTCTAAATTTGAGAACATATCGTCTGCGACTATATCTGAAGTAATAATAGCCATAAACGATCAATCTGTCAATTTTAAGGCTAGACTTGCAAATAGTTCTAAAAACATATTATTGTATCCTGTTGCGCACGACGCCGAAACTATACAGGTCAGCGCTCTTAAAGAAGGCGACGTTGAACTTCTTTACGCTAACAGCATACTTAAGTTTCCAACAAATGAGATATCTTATATCTCTTTGTATCAAAACAGCACTAGATTGAAGGAAAAAACTAAAACGGCTTCTATAGAATCTGTGCCATATGGACAGTGGAATATAGATACTGTCGGTAACTTAATAATAAGCGTTGATGGAACTCCTGCACAAGATAGATATTTTACAATAAATGATTTTATTGGCGCTTCTTCTTTTTCTTCTTTAACTTTAGAGCAATGGGTTCAAGCCATTAACTTAAAATTTGCTGGCTTAACAGCGAGCTCAACGCCAGCACAAACATTAAAAATACTTTCTAATAAATCTGGATCAAAATCAAGCTTAACAATACAGGGCGGATCTTATGTAAATAAATTATTTGCAGGCAAGGATCTAGATGTTCAGGGACAAGATTCTCAGTTTGAACTTAATAGACAAACCGGAAACATAAGAATATTGACGGATATAGCTAGCGGTGATGTTATAACTGCTGGTGTAGAAGATGCTAAGGGTTTTATTGTTTCCACGGCCACTAATTCCGGCACTTACAATGTTGCATCAGATGATCTTGGAAGACCGGCAGATGTAGTTTTTGTAGTTGATTCTACTTATTGCGATGTTAAGGCATTACCCATCACGGTTGGCACAGAGATCACGATAAATGACATGGGATCTAACGTAATGAGAGTAAAATCATCTTCGTTAAATTCCTTTGCTAAACTTTTGCCAGGCGATTTTTTATACATAGTTAAAAGAACTGACTGGATAGACGAAGATAACTGCGGTCTATATAAGATAGTTTCTAAGGGCGATCATACAGCCGCTGGAGTAGACTCATATGTTGAGGTTCTTAATTCTAGCATATTAGATAACGATACTGTAACGATATTAGACTCTAACGACATTAAGGCCTTTAGAACAGATGGATATCCTCAAATATGGAGAGGAGCTCTTGTAACTACACCTGCAGCAGAGCCGCTGTTAGGAATAGTTAATTCCCTCAACAATAATCTATTGGGCGTTAAAGCTAAAATCTTTAGATCTAATTCAATAAAAATAACATCTTCAGCTGAAGAAGGTGGCAGTATAGCTATACCTGTAAGTGTTGGCAGCGCAGCGAACTTGTTCTCCGAGACACTCACTAATAGAACTGGAAATCCTTCTCATATAGCCAATAAGGTGTCTAACAAAGAATTAACAGGCCCATTTAAAAGAGATACATCGGTTGATACATGGTTAGGTAGGCACGCTTATAGCGAAATTAAGGCAAATATTTCTCTTAATTCGTCGCCTTCAACCCCGCCGTATTCATCCACCTATTCAGAAATTTTAAATTCTCCTTCTTTCTCTAATTCAAATATAAGTAGTGCTGACGTAATTAACTTTATAAATGGAAACAACGACGGTCAAACAAGATCGATAAAAAGCAAAATAAACGCGTCTTCCATAGGAACTCAGCAAGGCGTAATGAGAACCGAGCTAGATCACATAGTGGGCGATGAAGTATTGCTTACAGATTCTTTGAAATTTGCAGCAGACGACAGCATAGTTTATATAATAGACAATGATGCGACTAATAAAACTGTGGATATTAAGATTTCAAGAACCGCGCAAGTTAATTCTGGATCAGGTTTAACTTCTTTTATTCCAACTAGTACAGAATTCTCGGCTAACGATGTCGACAATGAGCCAGGTATAGACTTCTCAAACTTGAACGTTTGGGGACAAACATTAAACAACACCGACTTTAGTGATTACGCAGTATTAATGCGCGCAAGAAACTGGTATTCAACCGGAGGAGTAAGCGGTGCTGGCGGAAAGATGGTAATCAGGGCTAATGATTATGGTTCAAACGGAAACAAACTAAGATTCAATATAAAATACCCTAGTTTTGCTGATCAAGCCAGCTCTGTGGCATTGAAGAATACTCCTTCCTGGAGTTCACTCTCTTACTATTTTGGATCTGGGCCAAATGTTATTACAGGCCTATCAACAAATGATACCTTATCTGTGTCTGGTCCTTATCCAGACGTGTCTACAAATTTTCCAAATGGTGCAACTTCAAGCGGCAATTATTATGACTATACGTTCTCTGCGGGAAGTTTAGTTGGTGCTCAAGTAGGCAATATATTAAGCTTGTTAGATTCTTCTGGTGTTTCCACATTTAATCGGGGTCAATTTAGGATAGGAGCAATAAGCGGAAACACGGTGAGGGTTTTTAATTCAAGTGCTTCAACAACTTCCGCTGGATCACCAGAGACTATAACCATTACTACAATTAATGATATAGTTGGAACTAAAACAGCTGTCACAATAGACGTTATTGCTAGTTCTGTTGCACAGTTAGATGGCAAGAGCATACAAATATATGATAATAAGGGAATGGTAAATCTGTGGTTCGATGTAGATAACAACAACATCACTGAGCCTTTGTTTTTGCCGCCGCCAACTAGATCTATAAAAATAGCGACTATTTTAAGCACAGACACAATTGATCAGGCTTGTGCAAAAATAGCTGATTATCTAAAAAATGATCCAGCGTTTGAAACAGTTTATGCTGCTGGACCAAGTGTTGTATATAGTCTAGCTCAAAATGGGCCGGCTCCAGCACCAACACACGGCACATTTCCTCCTTTGTTTTCAATAACTAATTACCCTGGTTTGCCAGACATATCGATAGACAAAAAATATTTTTTGCTGTACGACGATGAAGGCTCTGTTGCGATATGGTATGACGTAGGTAACGATGGTACTTTAGAGCCATTTCACGGCGCAAACAGATCTATAAGAGTAGAAACTGTAAGCTATGGAGATACCGCTACTGTAATCGCTGCAGCGACAGCAGCAGCCATAAATGCGGACTCTAAGTTTAATGCAGTAGCTTCAGGGGACGTTTTAACCATAACAACTGCCTTTAACGCTAATACTCAAAACGCTTCTGCTGGAACATCTGGCTTTGCAGTATCAAGTGTATCTGGTAGTTCTTCTGGCGCAGAGGTAATAACAAATCCAAGTCAAGTGCAAATATTTGCAATAAATAAAAACTCTGTAAAAGACATAGCTGAAAAGGTAAATGAGGGTTCTATCCTAAAGATATCAGCGATTGGTTCTAATACATTAACCATAGACAAATCAACAGAAGAAGAAGACTATAGTTACGTAAATGACTCTACGGCCTTGGGATTTGGGCACAATCCCGGCGATGAAGATGCAAGAGGCTACATAAGACTGTATGACGGTATTAATTGGATTAAAAGTTTTTCTAATTCTAATCCTAACTTTATAGTAAAAGAAACTTTTACATTAAACGGTGTTGCCCCATCCGTATATGCAATGAATTCATGCCCCAATGAAGATGGTTCTACTGGCGAACTATTGAAATTAGTTCCAACAACTGTTAGAAATGTTCAGCATCATTTAACCCAGAAAGCTCTTTCTCAATTACCTATAGTAACAAACGTCGATATATCCAATGATGGTAAAAGAGTACAGATCAAATCCAAACAATTAGGTTCTGATGGCGCAATTGAGGTAGTTGGAGGAAGAGCAAATAAGGCAGAATCTTATATAATAGGAGAATCTGGTGTATCGAGCGATACAACTGGAAACTATCTTACTGTTGCGATACCGGCATATCCAAATACTTTTTCTGCCGGCGACATAATAACATTAAGCAATGATAAAGGCGTAAAAAGAAAATCAAGACTAAAAGAAACAGATAGTTTAGATGTAAATGTTTCTTCCTCTAATGCAAGGTACCTATATAAGGCCAAAAATATAAATTTTAATCCTACGACACAGATAAAGATAGAAGACGTTTCTTCATCTTACTTAAGACCAGCAGGGACTATATGGAGATGGACGCATGATGGCACCGGAGGATCTTTAGCCAGTGTATCTCCAGGAGATTTAGTTTGCGCTTATGGAGCGCTTCCAAATTGGAGTCAAGGAAATAAAACGCGATTGGGCGGAGAAGCCATAGTATCTGGCTTGCCTATCATAAATGTTAATGATTCTGCTAATTGGATGGACATAGTAAACCCTAATGGAAAAAGCATGACATTTTCTCCAATAGGCTTAGGTTCAATAGCTGTGTTCCCAACTCCAATAATTAAATGGAATGTTACTCATGCAGCAAGAATTAAAGTCACAAGCATATCAAGATCCTCTAACACTATAACTATAAACACTGGATCTCCACACAATTTAAATTCTGGAGATAACATATCTATAATTGATAGCACAACGCTTACTGACAATACGTATGGTCCAATAGTAGCTACGGGAGAAGCTAGCTTTACTTTTAGTAATGCTGGAGTAGATGTGCTTGAATTATCTAGTAAGGCGACTGTGCTTAAATCAACTTTTTCTGTCACGAAGTATAAAATAGAAAAAATAAGCAAAAATGGATTAACTAGAATTTCTAGAGCCTCCGGTAATTCACCTAGATTTGTGGACATGGGTGTCGCAGTAGATGACTATGTGATTATAAGCGGAAATACTTTTGACTCCAACAATAACGGTAGATTTAGAGTTTTAGCTCTTGACAATGATTCTTTTATAATAGAAAACGCTCAATCTAAGGCTCAATTACACACATTAGATAAATTAAACAACAAGGGATTGCAACCCACGTGGACAAGCAACGCCACTTTAATTACGGGAGCGGCTGGAACATTTAAAAATGTTAATGTCGGTAGCTGGATAAAGAAAAAAGAAGATTCCGATGATTACTATAGACAGATAGTATCTATGAATTCTTCTTCTGACACCGCTACAGAGATAACACTAGGTTCCGCATATCCCGGTTTATCTGGCGTAGCAGAAGGTATAGCCTATGATCAAGAGAATTCTTATCAAGGCGGGATACCATTAGATTCTATAGATGACATAACATTTTACGAAGGTGATTCTGTTGTTATTGGTGATTCTCTAAATATACAGAATATAGTTAAACTTAATTGGTTTAGTTCTCAAAATATTGGGACATTTGAGATAACGGAAGTAGGTACAGATGCCGACACAAGTGCGCCGTACATAACAATTAAAAACGAAGATGCAGTAGCTCAATCTGGCATTTTAATGTCCGTTAGTTTGTCTGGTTTCTATATAGTAGAAAGCTCATCAAGCAAAATAGAAACGCAAAGAAAGATAGAGCATGTGGCTATTGATGAATTAAATCCAGATAAAAAGATATTATATCTTTCCCCTGCAAATAGAAGCTATAAATTTTCTGACGCAAATTTAACAAAAATTTCGCACACATCTAAATTAAATTATAGCGTTGGTACTATTTTAGGGGTGGATGGCTATCTTTACTATACAGGTTTACTTAGAAGGGTTCAGCGCATAGTAGATGGTTTTGAGCCAGATGCAGAAAATTTCCCTGGAAGAAAGGCGGTAGGTAGTTTTATAGAGACATTACCTCCGCTTTCTAAAAGTGTATCAATGTCTATAGACATAACGACCAATGAAGGCGTTAACTTAGGAGATATATCAAACGGTATAAAGTCTACTATAATTAATTATGTTAATCAACTTGGCGTTGGTGAAGATATAATACTGTCCGAAATAATAGCCGCAGTTATGCAGATAAAGGGCGTTGCCGCGGTTACATTCACTAATCCTACTCCTAGCACTGAAAGAATATTCGTAGCTAACAATGAAAAAGCCACAATACTTAAGGAAAACATAGGAATAGCGTGATATGGCGAACAATAAAACAAAGACAGATAGACTTCACGACGTTCTTCCTAAGCACCTAAATTCAAAAAACAACACTAATTGGGCAGGTTTAATTGCCGCAATAGGCGAAGCGGATCAAAATACTGCTGATCTTATAGCAGAAGTTAGAAAGCAGTTTTTTATAAAAACAGCTAATAGACCATATCTAGATAGATTAGCGGCCAACAATAAGATAGCGAGACCAAAGCTTGTTGGCATGAGCGACACTTCTTTTAGAGAATATATACCAGTATTGTCGTACAAACCCAAGCAAGTAAAGCTTATAATAGATGCTTTATTGGATGTATTCTTCTTTAAAGAGTCTACTACCGCCTTTATAATGTCCGATGCATATCAGCCGTTTATTATGGCCGATGGATGGGAGTTGTTTTATTTAGTTGATGGGCAATATCAAGAGAAGATATTTTTTCGCTCTGATGATTTTACATCTATATCTAATGCAGGTGCAGATGAAATAGTCGCATCGCTAAATAGACAGACTAAATATAGCTATGCAACAAATTATTATGACAGTATAACAAAAAAAAATTTTATAAGAATATTTACAAAAACAGTTGGATCTAAGGGATCTATAGAAATACAAGGCGGAAGAGCCAATATAGCCTTAAGATTTAATGGTTTTTTATTTAATGCCGGTAACGGAGAAGACACGCAGTGGAGTGTATCTAAGATAGGTGATTTAACTACCTTTCAATACGCAGCGGGTGCTTATCCCGGTATAAATCAACTACAAGAAAAAGACATTTTTATATGCGACATTCCAGGCAACGAGGGATCTTTCTATATTAAAAATATAGATATAGCAAATAACTCTATAACCTTTAATAATCTATTTTCTACCGTTGGAAACTTTACGCAAACATCAGCGCATCAAGTAAAATTTCTAAGACCTGAAAAATATGTTGCATATAAAGTTCCTAGAAGAGCCATAACATGGGAAACCTCCCCTGGAGAAATAGTTGTTGAAAGTCCTGCTACTCCTCCAGTTGTCCAAAGATCATTAAAGGGATCTTTGCATATAAATGGATCTTTTAGTTTAATGACTGACAGAATTAGCGACACGTCATTAAAAGTTGCTGATGCAGCACTTTTTCCTAAAAGCGGTTCATTTTACATAGAACCTGTTCAAAATATTACAACGAAGATAGTGACAGCTGATTCTTCTAGCATTTCTAGTAAAAACATAAATGGAAGGTTGCTATCTAAACTGCAAAAATATACATATTCATCTAGAGTAGTTTTAAGTACCACTGGAAATACTACAGCAAACTCTAACCAAATAGAAGTCGCTTCAACAACTGGATTAGAGAACGGTATGTCTATTTTTATAGACGGCTTAAGGGAAGATGCTACCATAACCAACATATCTGGTTTAGTTGTAACTAGTTCAATTAATTTATCTACTACAGCGTCAGGTGTAATTATAGAATTTGGAGGAAATACATTAGAAGGCGTATCACCTGCTCTTCCTCCAGCAAGTGACCTTAATGAGTTTTCTATAGCTTCATTAGATAGAGTTTCTAATATGGTTACTGTTACAACCACGTCTTCCCATGATTATAAGGTAGGAGAAATAGCATTTATAGAAAATAGCTCTGGAATAGTTAACTTAACTACAACTGGAAATCTAATAAACAATAGTACGATTATAACTAATATCGCTAATATGACGGGAGTTTCTCCTGGACAGTTGATAACAGGTACAGGAATACAGTCAGGAACTAAAGTCTTAAGCATAATCGGGTCGAATGCCATTAGCATAAATAAATCTGCAACCTTAACTGGTATAGCTGTTTCTATAAATTTTGGAGATGACACTAATGGAAGCTTTGAAATAAAAGAAACAACGCTTAATACTTTTAAGTTTAATTTGATGGGAATGGACGGTGCCGCTAGTTCTCCAGGTGTATGCAGAGTCGAAAGAATAGGTTTTTCTAATTTTGGTTCTAAGATAATAATATGCACTGCACAGCAAGCTAAAAATACTAGAATAAAAGGGCCGTATGCGTGGGACACAAGGGCTCCATACTTATTAAGCTATAAAACTGCAAAAATAAATACAGCTATAAAATCTGGATCTATAGTTAGACTTTTAGATATATCTAACAACGAAATACCGGCTGAATCTGGCTTCTTAATATTTGACTATGGCAAAGAAAATCAAGAAGGTCCGGTAAGATATCTATATAAACCAACAGATAACATAATCGCACTTGATCCTAGCTATATTTTTACTAAAAATCATGCTGTTGATGGCGCTATAGTGGCTCTAAATAGAAAAGGCGCCCACGTGCTTAAAGGTGACGCTGCTGAGTATAGTCCATACTTAACAGATCCAGCTGAAGCTAGAGAAATACTTAAAACTTTAATAAAATCTGTAAAAAGTGCCGGTATATTCATAAACTTCCTTATTAGGTATCCAGAGCAACTTTATGGCATGTTTGATGTATATAATCAGCAAGAAAAAGGCGCTGGGATGCCTTTTGATTAAAAAAATCAACATTTATCATAGTATAATTTAGCTATAGGAGTTTTTAGTGGCAGTATTAGGCAGATTATTAGTATCGAGCGCTCAACGTGTAGATCTTCCTGACCTACTCAGTATAGATAGTTATGCTGCAGGCGATTGGCGCTATTTTATACAAGGATTAATAGGCTCTTCTAAACCTCTTGTGCTTAAGGGTTTTGACGTAATTGATCCGCAAAATTCTATAGGAACAGAAAGCTGCTCTATAAGAGTAGCCGATTCTATAGTTCTATATCCTAGTTCTAGCGCAGGTCCTTTCTATCATGGCCTTCCAGAAGGCAACATAAATGCCCAACCAATTGTCCCTGAACTTAGAAAAAACGCCGTTAACTATGTATATTTAACATTTAGCACGTTTAATACTTCTCTTGACTCCAGGGCTTTTTGGGACCCAGATAAAGACGGTGGTGTAGGCGGCGAGTTTACACAAGACGTTAACACTGAATCTGTTCTTAAGGTTGAGATCAACGTATCAACTGGTTCATTTCCAACTAATACTGTACCTATCGCTAAAATTACATTAACTGATAAAATTACTGCGATAGAAGATACAAGAGACATGATGTTTAGATTGGGATCAGGCGGAATGGTACCCGATCCTATCAGTTCTTATAACTTTAGGGCACTCCCTTCTTCTAACTACGAAAGAAAAGAACCGCCAGTTTCGATAACTAATCAATCAGATCCAAATCCATTTCAAGGTGCAGATAAAAACATTCATTCATTGAAAGAGTGGATGGATGCCGTAATGACAAAATTAAAGGAAATAGGCGGATCACCTTTTTGGTATCAAGATCTATCGACCTTTAGTTTATCTAATATTTTTGCAGATGCACTTGCTGCCACCTTTAAATCTAAAGGTAGCTATGTTCATAGTTCTTCTGTCCCTGGACAATTAAGCTGGTCCGAAGACATAGTGATTAAAGATGCTGCTTCCCCTAAAGACATAATAATAAGAAGCGGTCAAAAAACTCTGGGCAATGAGCAGGTTGCGTACGTCTCATTGAATAGAGGCGCAATAATAAATGATTTTGATGAGCCAATTAGCTGGATAAACGGACAGTCATATGTAAGTACAGTTGGCGGTTCTATAGGCAGATTTGCCAATTTATCTAAAGGTGATTGGATAAAGAAAGTAACCGACGGCAATCATTTCTTAGTAAGAGTTGAAGAATTTTATTTAAATTCAACTCCGGGTGGATCCACTTGTTTACCTGCAGATGCTAAAAGCGTTAAATTAAATACTGTATATTTAGGTACAACGTCGGTTGAAAAAGCAAGATATGACCAAGGTGTTTATCAAGCATCTGACGTAGTAGTAAGCGATAGAAACAATCCTGCTATAAATATAGCGGGTGGCAATTTTCACTGGCTGGCTCTTAGAAGCGATACTATACAAAATATAGCCAGCGTAAAAGGTTTTACTTGCACCGGCAATATAACTAAGGCAGATGGCGAAAGAGTAAAGGTAGTATCTACCGCACATGGTTTAATGGACGGCGATAGGATCTCTGTGTCATTGCCATCTGCTCATGCTGGCACTTATGTTATAGAAGTAGAAGATGCGAATACATTTTACTTTGAATCTTCAGACACAACAAAAGGGGCGCTTACTGCACACTACGCATTATTGCAAACCGCTAGTAGAGAAAATAATTACGGTCTTCAATTAGAGAGTGCGCAGCACGGCTTTGTATCTAATGATTCCGTTATAGTAAGCAGCACTTCTAATTTTAATGGATCTCATACTGTAAACAGAAGATCATCAACGGTAGTGCAATTTGCCGCGGATGATGAATTAGCAGAAGAAACATCTGGTTTAGCGACATTAGCAAGAATAGATGTAAGAACTGAAAAAGGAATCACTAAGGTAGTTCAAGGCGCAGTTCTTAATATAGGCGAAACTGACTCTAAGAATATACAAAGTTTTGTTGGAATGCAGTCTTTATCTGAGACTCATCCAGATTACAGCATACCGTCTTCGTACAACACACTACAAGGATTTCACAATTTTAATGGCGATGTATCAGATAATTTAACAGATAGAGTAAGTAAACTTACGGCCATGATGGCGGATAAGGCTCAAGATAAAACCGTCAAATATAATTCAACTGCAGTAAGCGCAACTAACACGATGAACGGCGCTGCGCAAGAATTAACTTTTGAGTATGCTGGCAGTACGCTCACTATAGTTCAACCAGGCTCTTTCGGTAATGCAACTATAGCACTACCTGATATAAGTGAAACCCCAATATCGTTATTGGTAAATCAATCTGCATATGTCAGGATAGATAGAAATGAAGCAACGACGCCCACTATACAGGTAGTAGACACAGTTGATGTGCCAGTTGAAGAAAACGTTTTCGTAATAGCTTCAAGATTAAGCGGAAATCCTGTTTTTCTCTGGAACGGCGTTCAGGTGATTGGAACGGTATCTTTAATACCGTCTGAGGGTTCGTTAGTAAAAGTAGATCTTCACGATCCAATAAGCTCAACTCTTCCTATTGGAAATCCTGTTACGATTGACAATGCGACTGTTGTAGCAGGAAACAAGGTTTTATTTTCTGCATTAAGTTCTGGTGCAAATAGAATATATAAAGCAGTAGGTATTGGACAAGATATAACAAGCTGGGTTGCTCAATACTCTTTTAATGGACTTCATGATCCCACTGACGGTGACACAGTAATAGTTAAAACAGGTGCCGGTTTCGAGGATCAGATTGGCAAGTACACAGGCACTGCTTGGGTTTTTAACGATAAGGTTCGTTACTTTAATGGAGCAGATTATTGGGAACAATCTAACATAATATCTAGAGATATATACAATAATACTACTGATGAGGTTTTTAGTGTAAATTTCGCAGGAAGCGAAAACATGATAGTTGATTTCTCTATAGTAAGAAATTCTAAAAGAGAAATAGGAACAATATATTTGGTGACCGACGGTGCTTCTGTTTCGGTTACAACAAGTGGCGCAACATTAGGCACATGTGGTATAAGTTTTAATGGCGAGATAAGCGGATCCTTAATTAAACTTAACTATACTTCTACCGATGAAGTTTACAACGCTACCATGAAATACATGGTTAGAAGATGGTCAACGTCATCCGGAGGCCCAAGCGGACTTCCTAGTTATAGTGGAGCGACGCTTATCGCTGGGCCCGCTGGGCCCGCTGGTCCTGCTGGCTCCGCTGGTCCATCGGGCCCTCAAGGTGATATTGGTCCAATGGGCCCTGCTGGCCCTGCTGGCCCTGCTGGTGCCGATGGCATAGATGGTAAATCTGCTTATGAAGTAGCAGTTGATAATGGCTTCGTTGGAACTGAAGCGCAATGGCTTGCTTCGCTGGTTGGCCCTACTGGCCCTGCTGGCTCTGCTGGCCCGGCTGGCCCGGCTGGCCCGGCTGGAATTATTGGTCCTGCTGGTGCTGATGGCATAGATGGAATTAACGGTGCAGACGGCAAGTCTGCTTACGAAGTAGCAGTTGATAATGGCTTCGTTGGAACTGAAGCGCAATGGCTTGCTTCGCTGGTTGGCCCTACTGGCCCTGCTGGTGCTGCTGGCGCTGATGGCATAAATGGTGTAGATGCATCCCCGCCAAGCGATGACGCATATGGCGCATCTTGGGACGGCATAACAGATGTCGCGCCTTCCAAGAACGCAGTTTACGATATAATTCAAAGCATATTATCAACACAGGTTTCTGCCTCTGTGGTTGCTTACGACAACACAGCATCTGGATTAACGGCCACAAACGTTCAAGATGCGTTAGATGAAATAATATCTGGAGGTTCAGTAGGCAAGTCTGCTTACGAAGTAGCAGTTGATAATGGCTTCGTTGGAACTGAAGCGCAATGGCTTGCTTCGCTGGTTGGCCCTGCTGGTGCAACTGGCCCTGCTGGCCCTGCTGGTGCTGCTGGTGCTGCTGGTGCAGATGGCAAGTCTGCTTACGAAGTAGCAGTTGATAATGGCTTCGTTGGAACTGAAGCGCAATGGCTTGCTTCGCTGGTTGGCCCTACTGGCCCTGCTGGTGCTGCTGGCGCTGATGGTGCAACTGGCCCTGCTGGCCCTGCTGGCCCTGCTGGTGCAACTGGCCCTGCTGGTGCTGCTGGTGCTGCTGGTGCAGATGGCAAGTCTGCTTACGAAGTAGCAGTTGATAATGGCTTCGTTGGAACTGAAGCGCAATGGCTTGCTTCGCTGGTTGGCCCTGCTGGCTCTGGAGGTGATAAATCTATACATGGAGCCATAGAGTCGCCAAAGATAAAAACTTATATATTGATGCAATCTGCCACATCAGCTGGAACAATACAGTCATTAAAGGCTCAAACTTCAAGCGGTAGCTGTATAATCGAAATACATAAAAACGGCGCTCTTATAGTTGGTGCATCTACAGTCGTAAATAATTTGTCAGAAAGCTCATTGCTGCTATCTGCCCCATTTTTAGAAGACGACAATATAGCGCTAGTTATTACTTCTTCAACATTGGCAGAAGATTTATCTTTTAGCATAAAAATAACGTAATACTATGATATACATATATACGCCAAAAGTATACGAATCACTAGAAGTATATAATCGTCAAAATAATTCTTTAACGGGAGTTGTGACAAACATGCTGCCATCTAAAGGAATTAGAATAACGCCAGATATACAAGGAGCTAAAAATTACTTGAGTTTAAGCTTTACTGTATGTCCAAGGGGGGTAACAGAGCTTTTTAGATTATTTGCAAGTTCAAATACTTCTTCATTTACGCAAGAACAGCATATTATATTAAATGATTCTAGCATAGCAACAAGCGGTGGTTTTAATTTTAGTTCAGTAAGTTCAAGTTCTAGAAACGTATCGGGTAAATCAGTTGTTTCATTAAGTTCTATATTTGCTAATACTAATGAATGGAGAACAGTTCTTTTAACAATAGATTCTGTTTCTTCCACTAAAACATGTAATCTTTATATAGATGGAATTTTATTTTGTACATTTAGTACGACTAATACACTGCCTGATCTTAGAAATTATTTACAAACATATTTTTTAGCTGATTTCACTGGAGTAATAAGAAGCTTTCAAATATGGGGCTCTAATTTTAGTGCAGTAGAGGCAGCCACATTAAGCAATGAATGTTTTTCTGGACAAGAATCCACACTTACAAACACGTTTCCTAGCAAACAGCTGCACTATAATTTTATTTTTAAAAGTGATAAAATTTCAAAGGGTACAAATGAAACTAATGTGTTGCTAAACGACTGGACATCAATATACGATGCGTCAGTAAGCGGCGTCACTGGAACAACTTCAACCTCAAACACAACGATAACAGGAATTTCTAGCGCCATAACGCCGTCTATTAAAGTTGGAATGAACGTGACTGGATCTGGTATACCGCTTTATGCAAGAGTTACCAGTGTTTCAAGTACAAGTATAGTTATTTCTGCTACACCCACATTAGCAGGGGCAACGACGCTTAATTTTACACCGAGAAACGTTTGGACCTTTGGTACTTATTTTTATAATCCAACTTCAGGCGGAACACTGTATATATCCAACGATAATGGAACTACTGCAAACTACTTAGATAGCATGATAAGCTATATGTATAAAGATATTGCTGTGACCTCTTTGGCGTCTATTTTATCTATAAATTGTTTTTTGCCAAAAGATGTAGGAACCTTTGACAACTTAAAGCTAATTATTGCTAATACTAGTTTTATTCCTCAAAACAACGTTGCGTATGTTACAAGTTCAACTAAAACTAGTGGTTCTTATTATGGCAACTCAAACATTTTAAGACAAACTAACTTATTTGCCCACGGGTTAGGCGATCACGGCAACCTTAAAGATCAAAAAAAAATCAACATTGATTTGACAGAGTATGAAGGGCAAACAGTAAGATTAATAATTTGTTTTACTGCTGATTCTTCTACCAATAGCACAACTGGAATAACTGGTAGTGTTGCGGTCACATCTATTAAACTATTAGAAAAAAGTACAATTGAAGGTGTAAAAAATAATTACGCACAAGTTATCAGCAATGGTGATTTTGAATCCGGAATATCGGGCTGGAATACGGCAAACAACAGTAATGGTTGGTTTGTTGGTACAGCAGACAAATTCAATGGAACTAAATCATTGTACATTTCTACTGACTCAGGCGTTACTGCGGCATATAACGCAAGCGCGGCATCTGTGTCTCATGCATGGAAAGATATAGTCTTAAGTGAATCACAGCGAATAATTAGTTTTAAATTTAAGGTCGGTGGAGAGACTAATCTTGATTTTTTAAGAGTTAGAGTATTAGACGCCAACTCTGCTGGCACACCAATTGCAGGGAGTGCCAGTATTTCTGGATCTGTAGCACACGACGCAAACGTTTCCTTCGCTGACACATGGAAAACATATACTATAGATTTAACTGGCGCAATAGTTGGCCCATATTTCGCTAGGTTGGTTTTTACTTGGGTTAACGATAACTCAGCAGGGACTCAACCTGGTGCCATAATAGACAATGTATGTGTATCGAGTAATACTCTAATCTCAAGTATTCCAGTGACCATTCCAATAATTTTTGACAATATAGAATATAGTGATAAATTTTAAATAAAATATGATATAATGATCTATGTCCTTAAAGGGAAAGTGAACTGAGAGGAAAAATGGCAAATAATAGTTTTAAAGTAGATAAGGGTTTAAGTCTTAAACCGCAAAGTTCATCGCCTATAGATCCAATATCTGGTGATATTTATTATAATTCTCTAAATGACACGTATTCACTAAGACAAGACGATAAGTGGTTCAATTTATCCTCTAGGGTAAATTTATCATCAAGTGCAATACTAACAAGCTCTAATTTAACGTCAGATATAGTTAAACACTCTCTTGTAGTACTGGTTGGAAGTATTTCTTCCAATATCCACGGTATGAGTCCATCTACTGAAGGAAGAGTAATTCATGTTTTTAATAAGGCCTCACAGCCACTCAACATAAAACATCAATCTTCTACAGAAATAAACTTAGATTGCAGAATAATCACGTTAAGTGGCACGGATATTATCGTTGCACCTGGACAGTGCGTTACGCTAGTTTACGACAAAAATGAATCTAGATGGTCGTGTGTTTCTAATCCAGTTATAGTAAATTCTATATTGCCGATGATTGGAAACTCGTTAGGAGACACACTTGAATCAACTCTTTCAAAGGTAGATGCAGAATTAGCTAAATTATTTGAAGATAGAAATGCCCTGCTCACAGATGGAGGATTAATAACTTGGACTGGATCTCAAATAGAGTTCACAGAAGATTTAAAATTAAGCATCAATTCTAAGATTGCCGGTGGCTCACCTACAATAATTAATTTAGGTAGCCTGTCGAGAACTCTAGCAAACAATGAATCTTGGTACGTAGTAATAAATAGAAATTCTGGCACTGTAGTTTCATCTATAGTGTCAACCACCTTGCCGGCAGTTACATCCGCTGACCAAGAAGTTTTTTTAATAGCAAAACGCGTAGATGCAAACGACGGTACAGAACGCCTTTATTGGCGCAATGGAATGGCATTAAACGCCGGTCAAACAGTGAGATTAGGCGCTAGCGGCTCAGGCGATGGATCCGGTCTTGGTGATGACTTAATAACTACTCAATTTAGAGCCAGTTTTACCGATGAATTTGATCAAGGGCCGTCGGCAGCATTATCGGCCGTGAACCCCACACTGACAAAAGGCACCTATAGCGCAGCAAAAGCGATTTATCAACTAAGCTATGATGCTACAAAGTTGGGCACGGCAGTTGGAATAAATGTAAGCGTCCCTACAGCTTGCTCTTTTACAGTTCAAGTTGGAGACATGTTCATACGCAACAATGAAGCGAAAAGAATCATTGGCGTAGTAAGTCAGACTACTTTTCAGGTAGAGTCTGCGTTTAGTTCTGATTTTTCGGGCCAAGCTGTAACTGTATCTCAAGCGGTACATTCAAAAGATATTTACAATCTTGCGCTTGATGGTTCAGCTCTTTCTTCAGGTTTTACTGACCCCTTTTCAGAAATTTTAGTCGATTACGAAGACACCTCCATAGTTGGTGATAGTATATTTGACATCAATACTGCTCCAGTGATCGCATTTTCTGCGTCTTCTGATAACGCTTCTTGGACTAATTTAACCACTCGTCCAACTTCTCCGTTAGATGAAATTCAGACAACTTTTTTACCCAGTGCCGGAACTTCCTTATATTTAAGGCTTTTTGCGAATAAAACGAGTGGGTCTGGAACAGTCAACGTACTTAAATATAAAGCCTATGCCCAAAAAGTTCCTGTAGAGTCTAGCGGAGGGGCACTAAATTCTGCGTATGCTTTTACAGACGGAGTAGGAACTCCAGTAAACTGTTCTGTTTCGGTTGTTAGCGGAAAAACTAGAATAACGCTTACTTGGCAATATCCAGTAGGAATAAACGTTGGAACGCCATTTGGAAGTATAGATGTTTATCTAAATGGTCAGCTTGTGCCTAGATATATAAATGCGACGCTGACACCAAACGCGTCGTACACTGAAGTTTCTTCGACTGTTATTGATTTAGACACTAATTACAGTGCTTCAAATATTTCTGTAGAGATACTTCAAAGAGCGGCAATAGTTGATCAATCTAGTCAAAACAGTACGTATATTGCGCAAAATACAGCGGCTATATCAGCAATACAAACATCCATATCTTTAGATCCAACTATACAAAAATTTACCTCCGGATCTGGTACTTATACCCTTCCGGCCAACGTTAAATATATTCGCGTTCGTATGGTTGGTGGCGGAGGAGGAGGCCAAGGATCACAGAATTCGCCTGGCTGGACAGCGGCGGGTGGCAATGGCTCAAGCTCCACGTTTGGAGCAATTCTTACTGCGCCTGGAGGAAACGGAGGAAATATTAACATCGCAAACGGTGCTTCCGCTCCGACTATAAGTGCACCGGCAATTGCAGTTGTTTCTTTCGCTGGTATGAACGGTTTTAGCGGGCAAGCAAAAGCCGCTGGCGTAGATTCTTCTTCGGGCGCAGGAGGATTAACTCCATTTGGAAGTGCTGGGGCTTCAGTAGTTGGTGCGATGGTTGGATTTTCAGCTATTTCAAATTCTGGTTCTGGTGGAAGCGGAGGAGGAATGTCGGTTGGAAGTGCCGGCAGTATGGGACAAGGTGGAGGCGCTGCAGCCTATATAGAAGCCATAATTCAAAATCCGCTGTCAACATATTCTTATTCAGTAGGAACAGGCGGTGCTGGCGGAATTGCTGGCGCTGGCGGTAATGCTGGTGGAGCTGGAGCCTCTGGACAAATTATAGTAGAGGAATACTATGTCTAAAATACTTAATATTTACAATGAAGACGGGTCTCTTTATTGGAAAGAACATTTCAATAAGCAAGAAGATTTAGACAAATGGCTAGATGAAGAAAAAACTAGGCCATATTGGAATGCTAATTTTGCAACAGAAATTATTGATGTTCCTCAGTCTGATTTCTCTGCGCAAGAAGAAGATATAAAAAAAATAGAAGAAAAAAAAGCATCAGCAAAGCAAAAACTTTTAACGCTGGGACTTGACGAAGAAGAAATACAGGCTCTATTAGGAATTTGATATGGCAAAAATAACAGGTATGCATACATCAGGATCTCCAGCGGGAACGATACTGCCTTGCGCCGGCGCTTCTGCGTTGCCGGGAACACTTCTATGTCAAGGTCAGGCGGTTAGTAGAGTAACGTATGCTGCTTTATTTGCCGTAATTGGAACTACACATGGTGCGGGAGATGGATCGACCACATTTAATTTACCCAATACTCAAGGAAGATTTCTGAGAGGCAGCGGAAATAATAATCTTGGTCTCGGAACAACAAACGGAGCTTATCAAGACGATGCGTTTCAAGGCCATACACACACATATACTGTAAGGTTTCAATTATCTGGAGGTGGTAGCGGATCGGACTGGGCGTTTGATGCGTCTACTCAAACGAGTTTACCAAATACTCACCCATCTTTTGGTAATATAAGATACACAAATGAAACTCGCCCTTCAAATGTTGGCGTTAATTATTGCATCGCATACTAAAAATAAATTATGGCTATACTTCAAAAAATTAATCAAAAAGCAAATATTCGAAAATCATCTGCGGGCGATATGCCTTATCAACCTCAATTTCCTGTCATATCAAAATATGAAGCTGATTCTACGGCTTCTCAAACTGTTATTAATATGACATTCAGCGTTGACCAAAACAACAAAGAGGCGTTTCAACTTTTTGTTGACGGAAACCTTCTTAGAGAAGGCGCAGCAAACGACTACACATTTACGTCAATAGGTTTTGATAATACTTCCTCTCAGGTTACGTTGACCTTTACAATACCCGCAGGACTAAATATTGTGGCGATCAAACTTGGAACTAAAAAAGAATCCGAGTTTGGAATGGATAATCGTTTTACACAAATGCGAGATGTTCAAACTTATAGTGTAAATACTGTTCTTACAAGCTATAATAGTATAGTTTTAGTAAATGCGTCTGGCGGGCCAAGAACGATGACTCTTCCTGCGCCAAGTTCTGTGAGAGGTGCGGTAATCAATATTAAAAAAATAGACAGCAGTTTGAATGTTGTAACTATCTCTCCTCCATCAGGAACAATTGATGGGGCGGCTTCAAAGCCTCTTAATTTTCAGTGGGACAGCTTAGCAATAACAAGCGATGGAACAAACTTCTATTTAATATAACGGAGCAATTATGGGTTTTCTTAGTGTACAATCAATAGTTCCGCCGGGAGTAGTTCTTCCGTTTGCCGGCTCGGTGGCGCCAGATGGGTGGCTTCTATGTCAAGGTCAGGCAGTTAGTAGAACAACATATGCTACTTTATTTGCTTCATTAGGCACCGCTTATGGTACTGGAGATGGATCTACCACTTTTAATCTACCGAACACACAGGGATATTTTTTAAGGGGCGCTGGAACTACCGGTATATATTCTACCACTAGAGGCGCCGTGCAGGCCGATGATTTTAAAAGCCATAACCACAATATAATTGTTTATGATTCCGGAGGAAGTAGCACCAATTTACCTACAGATTATTTTCCAAATGGCACACTTCCGGGGACGAATACGACGGCAATACAGAACGCCGGTGGCAGCGAAACTCGCCCAGCAAATGTTGGTGTTAACTATATAATAAAGGTGTAAATTATGAAAATAAAAATAAGAAAAAATGAAGCTTTGTTCTCACAAGAAGGTTTGCATATTCTAGATGAAAAAGGAATTGCGGTTTTAGCTCAAGAAGATATAGAATGCGATATTGCAGAAGAACATTTTGAGCGCGTTAAGCAGATCGTAATTGCACAAAGACTCCGTTACGGCCTTGATGAAAACGGAGATGTACCTGTAGTAGAAGAGCCTGCAATAGAAGAATCTATTATCGAAAAACCAAACGATCAAAATAACGACACATTGAATTAAAATATGCCTAGAACAAATTTAAATACGTCTAACGTGAGCGTGCCTGAATCAGGTACAGGTGCATCGACCGCTGTAATTCCTACTGGCACTATTAGCATGTATGCCGGTGATAGCGCCCCAGATGGCTGGCTACTATGCAACGGAGAACAATTACCTAATGGAGTAGGAATAGTGCAGGGCAAACAAGCTGATTTTTCTGCGTTATATGCGATACTAGGTACAGCATACGGTGTTCAAGGTGAACTACCTGACTGCAGAGGTATTTTTGTAAGAGGTGTAGGTAGTCAAAACATAAGTGGAAAAAATTTTTCTGCTCTTAGAGGTTCTAAGACAAGCGATAGAACACTGCGTCATACTCACGGAGTAACAGGAAATATCACATCTACAGCAACATCTACAGCAACATCTACAGCAGCATCAACCGTAAATCAAAATAGCTCATACCCTTTTCCAGCTATAAGACACACTAGTTCAGCTGTAACTAAACAGGCCGTTGTAAGTATAACAAGCGGCTCGGTGTCTAAAGATTACTTTTTAAGTGTAGGTTCATCAAGTCCTCCCGAAACTAGGATTCCAGCGGTAGCTACTTCAGTTACTACTTCAGTAGCTACTTCAGTAAACAATACGCACAATCTTACTGCTGCTTTTCAAGCAAATGGCGACACAAATGAAACAGCCCCTGCTTCTATAGGTCTAAATTACATAATTAAAATATAACTGCATCTATCGCGCTTATAATACTTTTTTCTTCGCACTTATTAAGTTCTTGATATTTTTTAGACCATGTTATAGTGACATGATTCACACATAACATAAAAGCATTATCATTATATTCGTCGTTAATCCAATCTATGTCTATAGATGCTAAAGGATCAATCGTGTTTATTTGCTCTTGAAGTAGATTTTTTGCTCTTTTAACGGAGCTCATTAGAGAAAAAGAATCATTAAACTTAAGGTCATTAAGTTCTTCTATATTTTTTATGAACTGTAAAACATAACCCTTTGCAGTATTTTTTTGAAGAATCTTGTTTTTAAGCTCTTTTTTCTTGGCTATTCTTTTTTCTATTTCTTCAAGAGCAGATCTTTTCATATAGATCTTATACAAGACAATACAAACTTTGCAAAATCCTTGTGTCCCATGGCCTTAAGGCAATCATTCCAATCTTCTGTAGTGTTAGTTAGTGCAAAATGCGTGCATGATTCTGATTCTTTAAATTTCTTAAGCATCTTTGCACCTGCTTCATCAGAATCTGGGGCAACTACAACTTTTAAACCTTGATCCTTAAGATCTTTAAATATTTGCCTATGATGTGCGGTAGCACCTGCGCCAGAGCAAGCAACTGCACGCCATGGATTATTGTGTACTCCACCGTATGCTATATTAAATGCCTGATTAATTGCTATAGCATTTAATGCACCTTCTGTTATTAATACACCCTTTATGTTACCCATGAATTTGGATTGATTCCAGCCATATATAAGATTGCCTAATCTAGTTCCTGGCATAGTATCCATCTTTTGAATTTCTCCGTCTGGATTAATTCTAGGTTCTATAAATCTGGTTTGTGCTCCGCAGAAATGATTATCGAAGTAATAAGGAAAAACTATGCCATTTCTTTCTATGTCGTAATACATGTCACCTTGAGGCGATAAGCCTCTAGTTTTAAGATAATCTACTCCATTTTTAGCTCTTGGATCGGACATGGGGATGAATCTAGCTGGCCAGCTCATGACATTTACTTCATCAGGCTTTGCCTCTTTAAACTCAAAATCTCCCTTTAAGAATTCTGCTAATTGTATTCCAGCGTGATAACAGTATGAACGAATTGAATAACCTCTTTGACATTTACCTACACAGTACACCCAGATATCTTGAGTATCTTGATCTATGTGCCAATGCAAGCATGCGTTTTTTCTTCCGCCCTTACATATCAAGCAGTGTCGTGTCGATAGTGCTTTTACATTACTCATATTATTTTTCTTGCAAATTTGCTTCTAGCTTATCAAGCTGTCTCTCTGCAACTTCTCTCTCGGAGATCTGTTTTAGGTATCTACCTTTCTCGAAAGGGCATACAATCTTATGCCCCGCAACCCCAAATCGATCTTTATGAATAACAAAGTCCGTAGTGGCATCTTCCCAGTTAGGAATAACTTCGATAATAACGGTTGCAGGTTCTACGATTGCAGAACATTCTTTTATTCTAGCATCGATATCTTTTGTTCCGCCTTTTTTACCTACAGAATAAAGCTGAACGAACAAACACACTGGTACTTCAGAGCTCTTGATATATTGACCAAGCCACGTTCTAAGGTCGTTTAGAACCTCGTACGTAGTCTTATCTGGCTGTCGTAAGGAATATTTGATCAACTGATAATAATCGATAAGCACACAAGAGTAACCATGCCCTTTAACGGATTCTAGAGCGGCCTTAACACCTTCAACCTTAGTAGTAAGGCCTTCTCTCCACACGACATCTAGTACTTTAACATATTTGGCTATCTCTGGAAGCATAGCACAGAGCTCTCTAAGAAGCTCTGGAGGCATTTGCCCTTTTTTATACTCGTTAAAGTTGTATCCTTTATCTAAACAAGCAACCCTAAGAAGAACGTCTTGCTCAGATTCCTCGTTGGATACAACCAGTACTTTTTTGCCCTGTTTCCACAAAGGATATGATATGTTTGCAGCAACGGTTGATTTACCTGAACCAGTATATGCGCAAAACAGATATAGATTTTCTCGCGTAAAAGGTATGGCGGCAGTAAGAGAATCATTGATCAATGTTATTCTCTCGTTTAGCATCTTGTTGTAAGATGCTATGTTTTTATACATCTTTAGGAGAGATTCCTTGTCGCCAAAAGAATCGATCTCATCGATAGAGACAGTGATATCTGAAGATGAACTAGATATACCAGCTCTTTTTAGAAGTTGTTCTTGATGCTCTTTACTTAAAACTGCCATCTTCTGCCTCGCTTAAAACGCGTTTATAATCTTCCAAGGGATTATACGAAGTATCGCGCAAACGTTTTTCGAGCTCTTCAGTATTCAAGACCGGAAATTGATCTGCGTACTGACGCTGCAGACGATACTCTTTAGCTGACATGTTACCAAAAACTTTTGGCTCACCATCGTCGTCGTCTTTTGTTTTTGATATTTTTTGTTTTGTTCTTGGATATATAGAAAAGAAAGCAGATTTGCATTTTTCTTCTATATCTTTATGCCATTCTTTTATAAAGAGCTTTTCACCTAATGCTTTAATTCTTGGAATAGACTTTAACCTGTTATAGGTATTGACAGCAACGGCGTGCTTAGGGTAATGAGCATTTGTGGCCTTTTCTAAGAATTCAAACGCTTCGTCAAATGTAACATTTGCATTTTTAAGATTTTCAAAAAGACATTGAAAATTCTCTTCAACGCTCTTTACTGTTCTATCTTTCTTAGATAAAGAGGCCTTCCACTCTTCAAATATAAGATTTTTTTCTTCAAGCATTGATCGACTCTTCTTTTATAGTTGAATCACCGGTTTTCAAGTTAGTAACTTGAATTTTAACGGAATTATTTTCTTTGTCTATGAAGAGAAGTTCGATTCTGTATTCGTCGTTGATTACAAACGGCCTGCGCTTACCAAGCCACCAGTAAAGCTGAGTCTTTAATTTGTTAGCGTAAGAAATATCGCTCATAAAACCTCCAAATGGTTATTTTTATTATACAAGGATATCATTTAATTGTCGATAAATATTGAACTTATCTTTCATTACTTGGTATCATATTGATATGATAAGTAAAGTGTTAATCAACAACGATAAAATCACCGTCGTTGATCCAACTCCTCAGATGATATCTTGGGCAAATCAAAATCTATCATACACAGACAAATCAAAACAGTATCAACTTAGAAGAATGGCAAAAAGTCTGTGGCATAGAAATTCTCCAGCGTTTGCCAAGTTACAAAAAGAAGTCAATGGTAGCCTGTTCTCTATAGATGGAAACGTACTAACCATGTCTACATGTTTTTTGGACATGTTCTTAAATATTTTTTCGGATAAAGCATCTATACAAGATGGCAGAAAAGAAACCGGTAGCAAGATATCACTTCCTTGGGCGAAGAAGCCATATGATCTAAGGCCGTATCAAAAAGAAGCAGTAGAAGCAATGCTTTCTAATAATAGAGGCGTAATAAATTTCGCAACAGGTCTCGGAAAGACCTTGCTCGCGACACACATGATACAGCAATACAAGAAGCGTACATTAGTTGTTTGCCCAAGCGAATCAGTTGCTAAGCAATTTTATACGCTTTTTGAGTCATGCTTTGGCAAAAATAAGGTGGGTTTCTACGGTAGCGGCAAGAAAAAAATAAACGATATCACGGTTGGAATAGCCGCATCTATATGTAAGGGCGTAAACGATTTTAAAAATGCAGATCTTGGCTTACTGATAATCGATGAAACCCATCATACGCCGGCAAACACTTTCTTCGATATAGCTGAAGGTTTATCTAACACCGGTAAGATATTTGGTCTTACAGCCACAGATTATAGATCTGATGGTAAGGACATAATGATAACCGCTGGATGTGGCCCTGTCATAATGAGAAGAGATATAAGATGGGGCGTAGAAAATGGTTGGCTTGCGGAGCCCTATTTTATAGTTAGAAAAGTAGATACAGGCGGAAAAGACTTTAAAGACGATAAACTTAAATCTTATAAAGAGCATGTTTTAAACAACAATATAATGAAAGATAGGATAAGAGAAGACGCTGAGAAGATGATGGAATCCGGCAAATCTGTCCTTATCCTTGTAGATGAGGTGGCGCATGGAGAAGAACTTAGCAAACAGCTCAATATTCCTTTTGCAACCGGCGTAGATTCTAAATCTCAAGATTACGTCGACGCTTTAAATAAAGGAAAAGTTAGAGGTCTAGTTGGAACAGACGGCCGTATAGGTGAAGGAACGGACACGCAGAATGTAGATGTGTTAATACTTGCAAATTTCATGGCCTCCAAGGGGCCCGTAATCCAAGCTGTCGGTCGAGGTCTAAGAAAACAAGGTCAAAAAACTAAGTGCATCGTGTTAGACTATATTCCAACAGGATCATCGATGTTGTCAAGACATGCCAACAGCAGAATCTCTTATTATAGAGAAATAACAGATAAGGTAAAGATCGTATGAGTTTTGTTAAAAGTAAAGAAGAAGTTATAAAAGACGCATATAGAGTGGCTTGTGAAGTTGTCTCAACTGAACTTAGCCCATTAAAGAACGAATATGGCGCCTATGTTCCTCCATATCGTCAATTTGAGCTTATAGAAAGCGCTATTACTAGAGGTATAGAAGTAGCACTAAGATCATTAGTTAATAACTACTATTCTAATAGTGATTTTGAGCAAGACATTAAACTGTTTCCATAGTATAATTTATGTATTATGGCTCGCTCTACAAATAAAGCTGGACTTAACTTAATCAAAGACTTTGAAGGTTTGCGTTTGAAGCCATATCTTTGCAGCGCTGGGGTACCTACCATAGGGTACGGAAGCACTTACTATGAGAATGGGACAAAAGTTTCTTTAAAAGACAAAGAGATAACCGAAGAAAGAGCAGAAGAACTGCTTGCGTTTCATCTGAGAGAGCACGAACAACACGTTAATAATCTAGTTAAAAGTTCAATAGCAGATAATCAATTTGCAGCCTTAGTATCTTTCTGCTATAACGTTGGACCCGGCTCTTTAAAGAAATCAACTCTTTTAAAGATGGTAAATGAAGGTAAACTTAATGATGCTGCGGAGCAATTTTTAAGGTGGAATAAAGCTGGTGGCAAAGAGCTTGCAGGTCTTACAAGAAGAAGACAAGCAGAACGCTCTTTATTCTTAAAAGAAGACAATACACAAGAAGATCCCTCTGAAGAAGAGATAAATCAAAAGCTTTCCGACATAGAAAAAGATCTCATATAATTTTATGGGGCTATAGCTCAGCGGTAGAGTCAATGCTTAGGGATTAACATATTTAAGCAGAATGCGATGGTTCGAATCCATCTAGCCCCGTTAAATTAACCCCTCTTTCATCCTAATTTTACAAATTCTCTCCACTCTATTCTTCGTTCACGTAGTGAACGAACGTGCGCGAAGCGCACGTAGCTGGTGTAAGCTATAGGGAAGAATAGAATGGAGTGGTGGTGTTTGCTTATCTTTAATGGTACCCGTGAGAATAGCACTTTTAAGTTAAAAAAATATTTTTTAAAAAATAATTCTTTTGAGTATAAAGACATTATGCAAAATAATGCTATCGTTAACACGGAATGGAAAAAGCAACTTAGTAAGATGACACAAGACATGTATAGGGTTGAATGTCAGGTTTTAGAGGGCGGTAAATTACCCGATAAAAAACATTCATCAGACGCTGGATTTGATCTATATGCAGTAGAAGATATTACGATATATCCAGGCCAAACTCTTAAGGTTCCACTTAATATTAAGCTAAAATTGCCAAAAGGTACTTGGGCTAATATAACAGGAAAATCTGGTCTTGGTGCTCAAGGGTTGCTAGTTCATGCTGGTGTTATAGACGAGGAGTATAGAGGCGTTCCGCATGTAGTCATGGCAAACGTTAATCTTATAGAAAGATTGGATGAGCAGGGATATCCAGTCATGAGAGTGCAACCGATAGTTGTTAAAAAAGGTGAAAAATTAGCTCAACTCATCATGGCACCGTATGCACCTCATTTCTTTGTACAGCAAGTTGAATTAGTAGATTCAAATACTGCTAGATCTGAAGGCGGCTTTGGAAGCACGGGAAAATAAATCCGACATATACGATGAGCTGAAAAAGCTTTTTTATATGCGATATGGAGAAAAATTAGAAAATCTTAAGATTACTCCATGGAGTAGACATGTTCATCCGATATTGTATATCGATGAAGACGAACATGAAATAACTTTATTTTTAACCTCTGATACACAAGAGGATACTACAGTAGGTTATTATAAACCCGTTAAAACCTATTTTTCACCTAAAAAAGGCAAAGAGAACTATGAAATAACTTATAGAGTCTCTGATCTAGATAACTTTAAAAAACATTTAGAAAAAATAGTTTGGAACTCTTTTGAAAAAGAGTTTGACATAGATCTTGACAAGAAACTTCAAGATTAAGTATAATTCTCTAAGCATAGGAGAAACTGCTTGAACAATTTATCTAGTATCTTTCAAACAAATGTAAGGATTCACAATATGGATCCGATGCATAAAGATGCGGTTTGGCCAAAGAACGTCGAAATCTGCATCGCAAGAATCCCTATAAGAAAAAGGGATGGATACGATACAGAAAAATTTAAAGAATTTGCTAAAAAACTTAAAAACTCTGTAATACCTAACGGAGTTGTTTTCTTGGTTTGTTATGCACCAACAGAAGCAAAATGGCGTCCATTTGAAGTAGCTAAAGCCATGGTAGATGCCGGTTTTAATCATATAGATAATATTCTTATTAAAAAGACCTGGTACCCTGGAAAAAGATCAGAAACTAATTTAGTCAATTCACACGAATATGTTCTTCATTTTTGTAATGGAGAGGTGTGGAAACTTGACAGATTACCAGTAAGAGAATATTTAAGCACCAACGAAGATATTTCGTGCCCAGGAAATACGTGGGAAATAGAAACAGGGTCTCTTGACGAAGCATATCCGGTAGATCTCGCAGAACTTCTTATAAGAATGACAGATTGTCTTCCTGGATCTGTTATATTCGATCCTTATTGCGGTGGAACAGGTTCGCTTAAGGCAGCATTAAAGCTTGGTCATAGTTTTTATGGTTATGAAAATGATCCAAAACAGATTAAAAAATATGAAAAAATAGTTCAAGAGTACAATAAGCAGATGGATAACGTGGTAAAGAAAATCAAGAAAAATCATAGGAAATTAAAGTAATGGTTTACGAAAAAAGCAAAGCTAAAAGCATAACTGCAGATAGAAATGATATACGAAAAATCGTTAGTAATACTATTAACGATATGGCTACCGTTGTAGGTGCAACACTTGGACCTGGCGGTAGGGCAGTTCTGATAGAGCGCGACGGTCTATCTCCTCTAGTAACCAAAGATGGTGTCACTGTCGCTAAATCTCTTGGTGTTGCCAACGCTGAAGCTAATATAATTATAGAATCTGCAAAAGAGATATGTTTAAGAACCGCTAAGCAAGCAGGAGATGGCACGACAACTGCTATTGTATTAGCTAACGCTATAACAAAAAATGGTCTTGAATTTCTCGAGAAAAATCCTAAATACAACCCACAGAGAATGGTGAATGAGCTTAACGAGCTTTATACCAATGTTGTAGTTCCTTTTCTTAAAAAGAACGCTAAACCAGTTAAAGAAAGACATGAACTTATAAATGTTGCCACGATATCTGCAAACGGTGACACTGCTATAGCTACTGCTGCAGTAGATGCAGTAATAGCTGCAGGCGAAGACGGTCAAGTCCTTATAGAGGAAGCAGATGAATCCGGTATAAGAGTTGAAACTATAGATGGTTGCATAGTTACTACAGGCTTAAAGGATCTTGGATCTATCGGTCTTGCTTTCATAAACGATAGAGCTAATCAACAATCTAAGATGGATAACGGTCTCGTGTTTTTATACGACGGCACCATAAATGATCTAAAGGTTCCTGGTGCTATACAACAAGCTGTAGAACAGACAGATTTTTACGGTAAACCCATAATTGTCATAGCTCATGGATTCTCTGATGTAGTGCTATCTGCTTTTGCAAAGACAACAAAAGGTGGATATACAGTAGTACCTGTTAAAACTCCACTTGGTGGAGTGGCAAACTCAAGAACCATGTTTCTTCATGATATGGCAGCTTATACCGGCGCTACTGTCCATGATCCCGGTACTTTAGATGCATGGATAACAGATGAAACTAAAGAAGATGGTGAAGGATTTGGTACTTTTCAAAATGCAAAGGTTACGCTATATGAAACTTTTATAACTTCAGAAGTTAATTCTGCCTTAATAGAGGCTCGTATAGCTGAATTAAAGTCTATAATGCAGATCGCGCCAAATGAGAGAGAAAAGATGTTCGCTAAGGCAGCAATAAGCAAGCTAACTGGAGGCGTTTCTACTATATGGGTAGGAGGAGGCTCTGAATTAGAAGCTAGAGAGAAAAAAGCTCGAGTTGAAGACGCCGTTGAGGCTGTTCGCTCCGCTATTGCAGAAGGTATAATTCCTGGCGGTTGTGCAGCCCATCTAGTATTATCTGATATGGTTTCAAAAAATAGAAATGCTCCGCCTTCTTGGGAGATAATGGCAAAGGCGCTTAGAGCTCCGTTTGAGATGTTGCTGTCTAATTGTGGCGAAGATGTTAACGATATATGGAATGCTCTTCACGTCCATGTCTCTAATATAGACATGGTTCCTCAGTATATATTTGATGCTAATGCACATAAGATTGTAGAAGCAGAATCCGCAGGAATAATTGAACCTGTTAAGGTATGTAGAGTAAGTTTAGGTAATGCTCTTTCTGTAGCTTCTTTGTTAATAACATTAGGCGGCATAGTTGTTACTCCTAGAGATTTTACACTAGAAAATCAACTTGCTCTTAGTAGAGATGCCTTTAAATCCATGATGGACCCTAACACTGGCTTTGTAGGGCAAGAGTAATGGATACTATAAAACGCTTTATAGCAGAAAACAAACTAGTTCAATTTTTATTAGTTGGACTTTGCGGTATTGCTATAGGTGTTATATTTTATCCAACTAAAGAAATACAAGAAAAAGAAAAAATTAAATATGAGCAGCAAATATCAAAGTTATCTGAAGAGCATAAGATAGAGCTTAATAAGCTCAATGAATCTTTAAAAAAAGAGAAACATAGAGTTGTAACTGTTAATAAAGACTTAAGATCAAAGCTTGATAAAATCACTATTGAAAATAAAGAACTTAAGAACAAGCAAAAAGTTTCTTATTTTAAGCTTATAAAACCAGATGGCACAATAGAAATAAAAAAATTCTCTGAATCTGAAGTTAATGAGTCTTCTCAAGTAATAACAAAGATTCAACAAGAATTTGAGTTTAGATTAAAGTCGGTTGAAGACAAGTGGGAAAAGATACACGAACAGCGCGTTTCCTCGATAAAAAAAGAGTTTGATAAAAAAGAAGAAGAATATAAAAAGCAGACACAAGAACTTGAAAAAATCAAGATAACGGAAATAAATAAAAAGAAATTTGGGCTTGAAGTTGGATTGAATTTACAGAAACAATTATATGGCCACATTACTTACGATCTTTTTGGACCTTTATTTATTGGTTTACATTCTCAAGTAGGCTCCATAAACACTGGAGCGGGCATAGGTATACGTTTTTAGTATAAATAAAACATGCCAAAGTATAAATTTGTTTGTGATAATTGCGGCGATATAGCGTTAAAATACGTAAACGCTAGCACAGAGCACATTAAATGCCATGCTTGTCAAAAAGATATGAAAAGGCAACTTCCAAGTGCTGGAAGCCAAGCTGTAAAAGAAGTAGTTGATTCTTTTACGGGCACTAAACAATTTCAAGATCAAAAAGAAATACTTAAAGATAGGCAAGACGATTATTATTGGAATGTTGAAGTTCCTCGCCTAATACAAACCTATTCAATAGAGACCTGCTTAGAGCAAAAATGGTTAGTATTTAACGACAAGGGCGAGCTCGTAATAAATAAACCACCTAAAAAAAGATGAAAATCAAGAACATTAAGATATCTAATATCCTTAGCATAGAGGATGCGTCTCTTTCATTTGATGAAGATGGCCTAATGCTTGTTAAAGGTTGGGATTATGACACTAATAGATCAAATGGCGCTGGAAAAACATCAATATTTAACGCGTTATCATTCGCTTTGTTTGATAAATTGCCTAGAAAGATTACTGCATCAGAAATATTACGAAGGGGATGTAAGCAAGGAACTGTTGAGGTTACAGTCGAAGTTGGTTCTAATAAATACACTGTCGCAAGATCAAGGCCTAAAGGAGTTTCTTTCTCAGAGAATGGAAATCAGTTAACTATAACTCAAGAAGAGTTTGAATCAAAGATAGGCTTAAACTACCATCAATTTATGATGATAGTTTATAGTTCTCAGACTAATTCTATAAGGTTTTTAGCAGCTAACGATGCAGAGAAAAAGAAGTTTATGTTGCAGCTTCTTAATATAGATAGTTTTTCAGCAGCAAAAAAGAAATCTGACGAAGTAATTAAAACGTTAGACAATAATTTAACTTTATTTAAAAGTCAATTAAGTAATATAGAATCAAAAATTGAAGCTTATTCAGAGAGCATACACAACGAAGACGATATTAAAAGCCAAATTTCTATTATAGAAGAGAAAAATAAGCCTCTTAAAGACAGCTTAATTAAATATTCTAGCGTTTTAAGGCCCGATCTTACTAAATATCAATCATTAGAGGATGATATAAACACAAAAAGATTAGCCTTATCCAAAGTTAAAGCCAAGAAAGAGATACTTAATCAGGAATATAATAAACTTGCGACAAGCGTTAAGCCTTTCTCTGGCGCTTCTTCTTGCTATGCATGCGGTGGTAAATTAGATAATAAAATGGCAGCCGCCAACCATAATAAAGAAATGAGCGAAATTAAGCAGAAAATGCTTAATATAAAACAAGATATAGATCTTTGCGAAGAAAAACTTAAAAAGGATCCATCTTACGTTGATTTACTAAAAAAAATAAAGGATAAAAAGAAGAATGAATCAACCGATTATGAGTTGGCACAATCTATGTGCTCTGATTTAAGAAGCAAGATTCAACTTAATTCTCAAAAAATCGAAGCATTAGACAGTAAACTTAAAAATAATGCCACATTAAAATTAAAAATAGAAAGCTTAGCTCAAGAAGTACAAAATTTAACTAGCAAAATAACAGAAACGAGTCAAAAAATAGATCTATATAAAACTATATCTAACATATATTCTTCTACTGGTGCTCAAGCGTACGTATTAGATTCTGTTATAGATCTTTTTAATGAATCTGTAGCCAAGCATATAGAGAAAATGTGGGATTTCGCATCTTACGAGCTTATTCCTTATAAAGAAAAGGAAGACGGTGAACTAAGTACTAAGTTCTCTGAAAAATTTACCATAAATGGTAAGGAAGTTTCTGTCGGAAGTCTTTCTGGCGGAGAATATAGAGCGCTTTCTTTATGTGTAGATATTGCTTTAATAGAGGTTCTTGAACTTAGAAATGGCATATCTATATCTCCTGTCGTACTGGATGAGCCTTTTGATGGATTAGATGCAGACGGTAGAGAGCTTGTTGTAGATATGCTTAAAACGATGTCTAATAGTAAGCAGATAATAGTTATAGATCATATGGCTGAACTTAAATCTATGTTTTCAAAGACATTAACCGTAGAAAAAAGAAACGGAATATCTGCAATAACTATAGATACATGATATAATGCTTAAATGGAAAAACTTTTAAAGAGCATTAAAGAACTTAATACTTTGCTAAAATTTATTAAGCAGATTAAGGATAATCCATTGGTTCCCTCTCCTAAGATGCCCGGAGTGAAAAAATTAGGCTCTATAAAGACTCAAAAAATCACAAAAATACCTGGCATAGCGCCAAATACTCTCAAGGACCCTAACAAAGTAGCTCAGCAATTCAAAAATCCCGCACCCAAAAAACCAAAGATGGAAATTTTAAAAACAACTTCTAATGGCCAATGGGATCTTATTGAAAAGGCTGTCTGGGAACATACTCCGCATATAAAGCAGCAAGATTGTAAGTGCAGTGGCGCCAGTAGAGGCGACAACATGCATCACTACAGCTGCGTTGACGCTAATCCGAAACCAGCAGCAGAAACAGCTAGACCAAATATAGACATTAAGCATGACATGTCTCCTAAATTAAAAGATGCTATAGATAAATTTAATAAGAATGTTAATGTAGGTCATATTAAGTGGGATCACGATGATGGACACGCTTATTCTTACATAGACCATGATTATGGCGACTGTGATAGTCACGATCTAGATGAAAAAGACGCCAATACGTATCAAGATGCAATCACTGAGTGGTTACATGAAAATGAGGGCCGTAACGCTATAGATTGTGCTCAAGGCGCGCCTTGCGGCTGCAATCCGTAGATTAAATCTTGTATAATATATAAGTGAAAAAGCCCAAATATAATCAGAACTCCGTAATACGAGGAGCGCTTCGTAGGGCTTTTGCAAGATCTCCAATAGTTCAAGAGATCATGTCTCAATCTAGGCGCGAAGTACCAAGATACAAAAAAGACGGAACTAGACATAAAAAGAATTCAGTACAGCGTCAATGCCAGGTCTGCAATTCTTGGGTAAGTTCTAGCCAGATATCAGTTGATCACATATCTCCTGTTATATCCGTAGATGATGGATTTCAGGACTGGAATGAGTTTATAGCAAGACTTTGGTGCAGTAAAGAAAACCTTCAAAGAATATGCGATGAGTGTCATAATAAAAAAACATACGAAGAAAGAATAAATAGGTTGCTTAAAAAGTACATCGAAGAATTAAACATACTTGAAAAACAGATACTTGATAAAGTGATTGACCTTAAAATAGCTAAAAAACAACTTAATAAATATATCGCTAAAAATAAAACTAAAGGATTGGAATCCGTGGTAGAAAGAGCAAGAGAATTAAAACAAAAATTATAAGGAATTCTTATGGCGAAAATTGAATCTTTGAAAAAAGTGCTTAGTAAATCTTTTGTAGACAACCATGAAAATATCAATGAGGATGTGGCATCTGATCTTATCGTTAGAGCAGAACAAAAAATTAAAGAATTAAAAGAAGAACGCGCTGCCGATGAAAAATTAGCCCAGGCTCGACAGATTGTTAAAGATCTTAGTTCTGCTTACAGCAGTGCGGTAAAATACGAACAAGCAAAGATCGACTTTCTTCTTCAAAAGATAGAAGAGATAAAATCCGGTGACGTTAATCCAACTTCTAGTCTTAATGGAGAACATAGAGTATGAGTTTAAAAACAGATTATTTTGATGGTGCAACAGGCCTTCAATCAAAGATGAATGAGGCGTTTGATGCTGGTGCTGCATATGTTACAGCTAATATGAGTACATTAAGTAATGGCTTAGTTGAAGCTGCGGCAAAAGGTCAATCTAAATTTACTGTTAAAGTAACTGGCACAGGTACGGTGAATGCTAGCTATCTTAGAGCTAATAGCGGCAACAATATGCTGCTTAAGTCTTTCTTTGCTGGAATAAAAGATGGACTTGCTGCACAGGACGTTTATGACTATGAATGTTCATTACAGCTTGATGTGTCAGATTCCGTTAACACTAATGTTAATTTTTTGTTTAATTTTCAAATGGTTTAAGGTACATTAACTAAATATCTTAATTGGGGCACAGCGCGCGCTGTGCCCTTTTTATTTTGTATAACAGTAAAGATGCGTAATTTTAAAGAGCCTTGTCAATTGCATAATCATAGTAAATACTCTCTCCTGGATGCTGTTCCTTCTCCAGAAGAATGGGTCGGTTGGTGCTTAGAAACTCGTACTCCAGCATTGGCTATAACTGACCACGGTACAGCTATATCGATGTTTGATGCATTAAGGACTAAAGAATTTATTAAAAATTACAACAAACAACACGGTACTAATCATCCTCTTGATGCCGTAACTCTTATTCCTGCCGTAGAATTGTACGTTAAACTAAATTCAGATGACAAAAGCCATTATCATATAACCGCTTGGGCTTGTTCAAATGAAGGTTATCATAACCTCATGAAGTTGTCTTCCTTGGCTTACAATGATACAGTTACCTACTTTGGATCTATAAAGGCTAGAGTGACTTTTGATCAAATTAAGCAATATAAAAAGGGCATTAAATTTGGCACCGGTTGCATAGCCGGCCCCATAGGATCAGCGTTTTGGAATAGCAATGAGAAAAGAGCAGAAGAGCTTTTTTTAATGTATAAAGATACGTTTGGTGATGATCTATATGTTGAGTTTCATTGCAACGATGTTACTCATAATTTTAATAAGGGAACTGGTGGTTTTGATAAAATTCCAGGCGATGAATGTTCATGTGATGGAAATAAGCAAAAGTGGTATAATAAGTTTCTTGCTAAGATGGTGGATAAATACGGTGGTAAATGCGTTCCAGTTACAGATGCGCATTTTATAATGCCGGAAGACAAGATAATTCAGGATTGTCTGCTTAAAAATGGTAATTCAAATGGTTGGTATTTCTATGAGTCTTATCATCAGCTTAGAGCTAATCAAATGTTTGATAAGCTTAAAAATCATTTAGGCGACTGGTTAACTGAAGATAAATTCGAACAATGGATTGAAAATACTTATGAAGTTGCTAATAGCGCTAAAGATATAGAAATAAAGTTTGAATACCATTTACCTAAAATACAAATACCTCAACATATTCAGGATAAGGTTTCAAACTACGACGAGCAAACATATTATTATATGATGGAGCTCATAAAGAAACACGGAAGATGGAAAAACGACCCTGTTTATAAAAATCGTTTTAAGCAAGAGCTTGAAGTGATAATGAAGAACGAAAAACTTAACTTTATTCCATATTTCTTAGTTTACGAAGATATAGGCACATTCGCAAGATCTCAAGGCATCCTACAGAATATCGCGCGCGGTTCTGCAGGCGGATCTTTGCTTAGTTATTATCTAAAAATAATTCATGTCGATCCAATAAAAGCAAATCTTCCGTTTGAGCGCTTTTTATCTCATGCCAGAATAAGGGCTGGTTCTTTTCCAGATATAGATGCAGATATCGGCGATAGAGCCAGAGTCTTAATCATGAACTATCTTAGAGAAAAATATAGTTTAGGTTTTGCTCAGATAGCTACATTTCAAAAAATTAAAACTAAAAATGCCATTAAAGATGCGATGTATGCGCTCTATGGAAGAAATAGAAATGATCCTGAAATTAAGGCTCTATGCGACACTATTCAAGATAGTCCTCAAGGCGTTGATGAGCATGATTTTCTCTATGGATATACTGACAATGAAGGCAACTATAATGCCGGTGAAGTTGAAATAAATCAACAACTTGCTAACTTTTTTGCTTCTTATCCAGAAGTTGAAAAAATGGTTAAAAAGTTAATAGGCGCAATTCGTGGCTGGTCAAGACACGCCTCTGCCTTTGTAATATCTACCTTGGACCTATCGGCAGATAGAGTTCCAACCATGATAATGAAGGATAAAGAATTAGGTGATATAACATGTACTCAGTATGATGCATCTATGGTAGAAAAATGCGGTCTAGTCAAGGCCGATATCCTAGGTATCAAAACATTAACCGCTGTTTCTGACTGTGTTGAGCTTATAAAGAAAAACGGCGGTGTAAATTACCTTGAGGAGGAAGATGGCCTCCCTTTGATATATAGATTGCCAGAAGATAAAAACGTTTACGGTGATTTCTATTCAAAGGACACAGATTCTTCATTTCAATTTAATACTGAGCTAATTAAGGGGTATATTCAAGAGTTTGCTCCAATCAGAAGAGCAGATCTCGCTGCCATGACCGCTCTATGTCGTCCAGGTGCGCTAGATGCTCCTCTGTATGATACTACCGCAGCTCAATATTACATGGATATAAGGAATGCTAAGAAATCCGTTGACTACTTGCACCCTGATCTTGAGCCAATACTTAAAGACAGTAATGGTGTATTTGTATACCAAGAAGAAGTCATGAAATTCCTTGTTGAAATTGTAGGCTATACCTGGGAAGAGTCTGACATAATTAGGGGCGCTATCGCAAAGAAAAAACAAGAAGTGATTATGGCCACTTTCGACAAGATACGTAGCTCTTGTAGAAGTAGAGGTTGGTCTGAAGAAGCAATAGAGACAGTTTGTCAGCAGATATTAGCGTTTTCAAGATATTCTTTCAATAAATCTCACTCGCACGCGTATGGCGAGTTAGGTTATATAACCATGTATTTAAAGCACCATCATCCACTTGAATGGTGGGCGAGCATATTAAATCTTTCCATAGATGATGAAGATAAGATGAGAAAGTATATATCTAAGCTTGGTTCATTAATAAAATCACCTTCGCTTAAACATCCAACCAGTTTATTTGAAGTTAGATCTGATGGCGATCAGAAGTTTATAGTGACTCCGATTTCTGCTATAAAAGGTATAGGACCCGCAGTTGTTAGAGAATTATGTAGCAAGGCACCATTTTACTCTGTGGAAGATTTCATTAAAAGAATAGATCACGCGAAGGTTAATAGCGGCGGCATATCTTATTTGGTTAAGGGAAGAGCCGCAGACGACATGATGGATAATTCTATTTCTGATTACGCAGAAAGAAGGAAAAGCTTTATAGAGCAATATTCTTACTTAAGAGGAAAGACTATAAAACTTCAGCCAGATATTTTTGACTTTAGTCCACTGCAAATCTTTTTAATGGAAAAGGAACACAACAGGGCATTTAATAAATATCTTCTCTCTGATAGAGAGATAGTTAAAACTATTAAAAACAAATGGCCGGCTCTTAAAGACACCGGTCGCCAAGCTATTCCTCTTACCATGGGAGAGACGATAATCCTTTCTAACATTAAGGTGGCCGAAGGCATGTTTAAAAAGAACTATGAGAAAGAAGTTGGAATGATATTACTATTCGAATCATCTGAGTTTTCTAAGGGGGTTTCAAAGAAAAATGGAAGACCTTGGAATAAGGTTAGTGTAAATCTTTCAGACGGATATTCTTTTATTGAATGTGTGGATTGGAATGGTAAACACGCATTAGGCTGGAATAAAAATACTTTGGTCTATGTTAGAGGCTTTTTAAAGCAAGGTTGGAAGACCCCAGTGTGCTTACAGATAAAAGAGATAGAAAAAATTGAATCATTGGTATAAACAAATATAAGGAGAAAATATGTCGAAATTTGTATTAGTAACAGAGATTCCAAAAAACTTAAATAAGGGAGAAATTGTTATAACAGAACCTAATTTTATGCCAGAGATAGCACAAAATGCTAGAAAGGCTTCAAAAATTAAACAAACTGGCATAAATCATTTAAGAGAAGTGTTAAATTCAATTGCAAATAAATATGATAAAGACATGGATGTAATGCGAATAAAGTTAGTTAATTACGAAGGTCTTCCTTATGGCAATGACAAGGATCTTCACGATATCGTGCTCAGAATTTTAAACAAAGAATACCCTAAAGTTCTTGATAAATACTTAGATCACCATATTAAATCTAGGCCAATGGGCACTAAGGTTATTTATTATACTGGTTCTTTAAAGTCCACTACTCCGTTTTACGAAAACGGCGTTGACCTGCTTGATGCTAAAGACATAGAACATCATGTATCTAATAAACCTAAAAAGACTGTAGGTAAACCCGCGATCACCGCAGAAGAAGCAGAAAAAACTAAATTAGAGGCTAATAATACATAATTTTAATTGTTTGTATAAGATATATGATATAATATTTATATCGCCACAAAGCGAATGAATATAACCTTTGGAGAAAAACATGAGTTCAAAAATAAAACTAAATCTTGATTCACTTAAATCCCGCAGAGAATGGAAAAGACATAAGGTAAAGGACGGACACAACGTCTTTCGTATTTTGCCTCCCTATGGAGAGTCTTCTAACGGATACCCATATCGTAAATGGCAAGTTATCTGGGGACTTCTCGATCCTGAATCTGGAAGAAAACGTCCATTTGCGTCTTCCATGACTAGCGAAAAACGCTGCCCCGTCACTGAGTATGTTTCAAAACTTAAAGTAAAGGCAGAGACTCTTGAAGCTGAGCTTAAGGCTTCCGGTATGTCTAAAGAAGATGTTTCTGCTAGGCTTAAAGCAGTAAAAGATCTTATAAATGAACTTTCACCTAAGACAGTTTATGTCTACAATGCCGTTGACAAATCTGGAGAGGTTGGCCTTCTTGAACTTAAATCTACAGCTCATAAAAAAATGAAGAGCGAGATGAATCGATATATTCAAGATTACAATCAAGACCCTACTTCTCTTAATAGCGCAGATGATGATTCTGGTGTATGGTTTGATGTAACTCGTCAAGGTATGGGTAGAGACACTGAATATGACGTGAATAGGTGTCAGATTAAGACAAAGTCTGCCAGTGGTAAATTATCATTCGAGGATGATAGATCTCCTTTGCCCGAAGCTGTTGTTGAAAATTATGACAATCTTGCTTATGATCTTTCTTCTGTTTATCAGATTAAATCCTATGAAGATCTTGAGCAGATTCTTCATGCCAATATGTCAGCTCTTGTAGATATGGTTCCAGATGCTAATTTAGATAGTCAAGCTACTAGAACCGTTGCCAGCACTAAACCATCTTCTAAGGTATCCATTAGAATCGATGATCTTGACGATGAAGAGGAAGATGATGTTGAGATCGCGCCTACGGTGTCTTCTGTCAGAAAAACTGCAACAAAAGCTAGCTCAGTTGCTCTAGATGATGATTTCATGGCTGAAGCAGACGCAATTCTTAACGGATGAACGATATGAGTGAACTTTCCCAGAAAGGGATTGATGTAGCTCATCTTGCTGAATATGTAAATAAGATAGAGGAGCTGTCATCTGTGTCTAAGATGATGGCTCCCGTCTATCTTAGAGATTACATAATGGGCCAAGATATGGCCGCTAGTTTATTAGCTAAAGCCATGCAAGCAGATTCAAGGGCTAAGGCTAAGCTAGAGCAAGCAGAAGCTATAGCGTATCTTGAAAAAGCCAGAGAATATTTAGAATCAAAGAATATTAAGGATACTAGCGAAGCTAGAAAGCAATACGTAAATATTGATCAAGATGTTCTTGTAGCTAAAGATAAGAAGGCTCAAACAGAGGCACTTGTCGCTCTCTTAAAAAGCAAGTTGTCTCAACTTAGACAAGCGCACGATACCCTTAAGAAAATTACCTATGACAAAGGCAATGATACTTCTTGGGAAGGTATGTAATTTATAGGAGAAAATATGTCAAAATGGTTATCTAAATTAACATCTGATTTTGGAGTTGTAGCGGATTCCCTTGTCAAGCAGCTTCCCCCAGTTGTCCCGACAAGATCCCCTTCTCTTAATTGGGCTACGGGGATTGGAGGTTTTCAGCCAGGCAAAATATCCGTTTTATATGGCCCTGAAAGTTCAGGTAAATCTTTGTTGGCTATGATGGCTATTGCAGATCAACAAAAGGCAAATTCAGAATCCCTTTTTGTGTGGTTTGATGCTGAGTTTTCTTTTAATCTAGAGCTTTTTAAAAAGATAGGAGGAGATCCAGCTAGATTGGTCGTAAGACGCACCAACGATCCTTTGATGATTTTTGATTATATAGGCAATGAATTAAAAGAACTTCTTCAAGAAGGTGCGCCTATTAAAGGAATAGTTATTGATTCTATTAAGGCAATTAGATATCCAAAGGAATCAAACATGAAGCAAACGACAGATCAAAAGATGGGCGGCACCGGTGCCAGCTATCTTCCATCTGCACTCAAGCTTATTATTCCTGTTATAGCCGAATTTAATTTACTCACTTTTTTTATTCAACAGGTTACCATGGAAATAGATCCAATGAAGGCTCTTAGAAATCCATATGTAATAACTGAGGGGCGAGCACTTAAACACGCAGCTGATTTAATGCTTGAAATTGTAAAACTTGACACTAAATCTGGCGTTATAGAGCAAGGCGAAACAATAACTGGCGCGGCTCAGCAGATCGGACACAAGGTTCGCGTAAAGGTTAAGAAAAATCGTTTAGGTGTACCTGCAAGACAAGCTCAATTTACATATCATTATGATAGAGGGGTTATCGACACTGCTACAGAGATATTTGAATTAGGCAAGTCTCTCGGAGTAATCTTTCACCCCAAGAATCCTGAGACTGGTAAGGAAAACGTACAAATGTGGCAATTCGGTTCATATCCTCCTGTTAGAGGAGAAGCCAACATGCTTGCCACAGTTGTTGAGTCTAAAAAGATGCAAGAAGAAATTATGACATCTTGTTATCAATTCAAAGACTCATTACCTAAACTTGATATAGATGGAGTGTCCGTCGATGAAGATCTTTTAAATATCGACTTGTCTTAATATGGCTAAAGTACTTTTTATAGGCGATCCACATCTAAAAATTAACAGATTTGATTTAGCCAGGCAATTTTTAGCCTGGCTAAATTCTGTTATTTTAATCGAAAAGCCAGATATAGTCGTTAACTTAGGCGATACGTTCGATACTCACGCTGTTTTAAGGTCTGAGGTACTTAATGAATTTATGGCTCACGTAGATCTAGTTTTAAATAATAACATGGAATATGTTTATTTAGTTGGCAACCATGATATGTATAAGCCAAATGATTCAAAATATCATGCTATGAAATCGTTTAAAGATAGACATCCAAAGTTACACATAGTAGATGAAACGCAAGAACTTTTTAATATAACTTTTGTTCCCTATAAACACGATCCGTCACTTTTTCCTAAGAGCACGCTACCCATATGCGTTGCGCATCAAACTTTTTGGGGCGCAGACTATGGTTCCATCCTCTGTAAGGACGGCGTTGAACCGCAAAGTATATCTGGCTGCGAGATCATTATCTCTGGTCACATACATAAACGGCAGTCGCTTATATCAAATGGACCAAAAAGCATACATGTTTTATATGTAGGCACTCCGTTTTCACAAGGGGCCGCTGACGTTGATCAAATTAAGGGCATAACCATATTCGACACAGACACTTATAAGCAAACATTTATACAGTGCCCTCTTCCTTCATATAAGAAGATGGCGCTGTATTTATCTGAATCTTTTGGTTCAGATGATTGTTACAATGAAATTGAACAAAGGATAAAGGGATCAAAAGATCATTGGATATTAGAAATAGATGGACCTAAACCCGAAATTTTAAGTCTATTAAATTCTAAAAAATATAAAGATCTCATAAAAGATGTAGACGTAAAGGTTAAAACAAATTTTATAGATAAAGAAAAGAAAAAAGTAACTATAGAAGTTAAAACAATAGATTCTATAGTTACAGATTATGTAAATAAAGTTTATTCAGGCTCTTTAGATAAGGCTATCTTAATTAAGGTCGCTAAAGAACTACTTTATGAACCTAATTAACTCAGTGCTATTTTTGGTATAATATAAACTATGGATTCTCAAGATCTTACAGAATTTTT